ATGATTCTGCTCCGTCGCCTGCTCGGTGACGTGCTGCGTCGGCAGCGCCAACGCCAGGGCCGCACTCTGCGCGAGGTCTCCTCTTCCGCCCGGGTCTCGCTCGGCTACCTCTCCGAGGTCGAGCGGGGGCAGAAGGAGGCGTCCTCCGAGCTTCTCTCCGCAATCTGCGACGCTCTGGACGTCAGGATGTCCGAGGTCATGCGTGAGGTGAGCGACGAGCTGTCGCTCGCCGAGCTGGCGCAGTCGGCGGCGGCGAGCGAGCCGGTACCCGCGCCGATGCGGCCGATGTTCAACCCGGTGTCCGTGACGTCCGTGACCGGCGTTCCCGGCGAGCGCGTGACCATCAAGGCGCCCGCCGAGGCCGTCGACGTGGTCGCGGCGTAGCGCGGGGCGGCGGGGCGGGCCCTTCCGGCCGAGCGTCCCGTCCGTTGTCGACTCCCTGGTCCCCGCAGGCCCTCGTGGCCCGCGGGGACCGGTGCGTTTTCCGCTTCGTGACGTTTCCCGCTTCATGATGCTTCCCGATCGTGACATTTTCCGCTTCGCGGCCGATGACGGGTATTTCCCGACCTGATGCATCACTCCGCATTTCCGGCCCGTTTCGAGTCGCTGTGGGATGGTAGGTGCAACGGAGGAAAGCGAAACGACGTCGACGGTGAAGGAGCAGCGCATGTCTGTCGTCAAGAGCCCTCTGTCCGAACAGGACCGCAAGACCGTCGGTGACGCCCTCCAGGGAGCGCTCGTCGATCTGGTGGACCTCTCGCTCGTGGCCAAGCAGGTCCACTGGACGATCGTCGGCCCGCGCTTCCGCTCGGTCCACCTCCAGCTGGACGAGGTCGTGACCACGGCCCGGCAGCACGCCGACACCGTCGCCGAGCGCGCCTCCGCCCTCGGGATCGCCCCGGACGGCCGCGCCGAGACGGTGGCCAAGACCAGCGCCATCGACACCGTGGGCAGCGGCTGGAACAAGGACGTCGACGCGGTGCGCATCATGGTCGAGGCGCTGGGCGCGGTGATCTCCCGGATGCGGGAGCGCATCCGCGACACCGACGAGCCGGACCCGGTGACCCAGGACATCCTCATCGGGCTCACGGCCGATCTGGAGAAGCACCACTGGATGTTCCAGGCGGAGAACGCCTGAGCAGGTGGGAGGGGGTAAACCCCTCCTGACCTGCTGGTTTTACCGCTTCATGAGATGACAACGCGTTACAGTTCTTTACGATGGATCACGTAATCCAGAGGTAACGACGTAACGCTGACGTAACGCGAGGGCCCCCTGACATGCAGGTCAGGGGGCCCTCAAGGCGACTGGAGCTCCCGCCATCTGGGCGGGTCGCCCCTTGCACGGAAGGCATCTCCAGCCGCCGGCCTCATGCGGGCCAGGGCGCAGGCGCGCGCCACCAGCCCGACAAACAGTTGGTGCAGGGGGTGTCTCAGCAGGATCGCGGACCGACCGTCCGGTCTTCAACCAAGAAAGCAAACAAACTTTCGAAATCGGAGCGTCGGTGCCTCGGCCCGCCTCCGGCTTCGAGGTGCGGCGAACCAGTTGGATGGCCGGCCCAGCGTCAAGGCGTCATCACGCTTGTGACCTGACGGCGTGACACGAGTAAACGCCCCCCGCTGGGATCGCCAGCCGGCAGCCGCAGAGCGAGAGCGCGGGCGCGGGCGAGGCGCTGGAGGGGAGTCACTCAATCATGGGACCATTCACAACGTGTACACATCAATCACATCCCCGTAACAAGAGCCGATGACGCGTCACATGTAGATCTTCAGCGGGCGTGTTGCATCATCCGTCTGTGCGCATCGCGCAGCGCCTCGACGGTCTCCTCCTCCGAGAGGGCGAGCCGTGCCGCCTTCTCCACCGCCAGGACGGACGAGCTCAACAGGGGGTCAAACAGCCACTGACCCGCAAGCGCAATGGTGTACCGCGCCGCGAGCCCTTCATGTACGTACAGGTGGTCGCCGAAGACCACGAGTCGGCTGACGTTGCCGTGCCAGGTGACCGAGCCCTTCTCGGTGGGCACCAGCCGCACAGTCGCGCGCCCCAGCCGCATGAGACGCAGCAGATGACCGAGCTGGCCAGCCATCACCGCCGGCCCACCGACCGGCCGCTCCAGGACTGAAGCATCCAGGAAGGCCACGTAGCTCTGCTTCCTCGGCCCCTTCGGCTGGAGCCGGGACACACGGTCCGGTGCGGAGAAGCCGCGGTCCGGTACCGTCAGAGCCTTGTCATACGACCGAGTCCGCAGAGCCGCCGGAATCACCGTGGCCTGGTAGGCCGTGATGTCCGTGGCCTGCTGCTCACAGACCGCCAGGCGGTCGCGCCACCCCTCGCCCTGGTCGTCAAGTTGCTCGCCGGTCGCCTTCAACAGCTGGGCGACTGCCTCGGCCTGGCCGATGGTCTGGTCAAAGTGCCGGTACAGCAGGCCCTTGATGTCCGCCCCCGTGCTGGTGACTTCTCCTCTCTCGATCCGGCTCAGGGTGCTCACGTCGCGCCCGGTCACTCCGGCTATTTCCACCAGTGAGGCGCCTGCTCGGGCGCGCAGGTGCCGTAGGTAGGCGCCGACGACAACGGCGGCGGCCCGTTCGGCGGGCGCCGCGTTAAAGGCGGTCACCGAGGTCTCCGGGGACGGCGGCGAGGAACTGCCTGAGGCTGTCCGGGTCGCAGAGGTCGTCGGGGCCAGCGGGCGCGGGGAGCACCCAGTGGGCGTGCGGCAGTTCTGTGCGGCTCGGCGCTGGCAGGGGGATCCGGCAGGTGGGCGTCAGACGCTCGATGCCGGGCACGTCCCACTGCTCGCGGGTGCCGGGCGGGACCAGGACGTAGTAGATGCGGGGCCGGCCGTCGGCGAGGACAGCCGCGGTGATGCCGTGCTCCGCCAAGGCGGCCTGAATGCTCACGCGGTCGCGTGCCCCTGCGGCCCGGCGGACGAGAAGGGCCGGGATCCGGATCGTGTCGAAGCGGCGGCCGGCACCCGGGACGAGCGCGGACCGTGACGTGGCCCATGCGCGGCGGACCCGGATGGGGTCGTAGCTCTGCGAGGCCAACCACTCGGCGGCCTCGCGCCGTTCGGCGAAGGTCGTCATCGGGTCGGGCACTTTTCCCCTTTCGGGAGGTAGCGGAGCAAGTCGTCGACGCGGACGGAGAGGTCGTGCACGTGGCGCGCCTCTTCCCTGCATCCGCGGACCGGGGGCCTGCCCAGGATCCTGCGGGCGTGTTCCACGGCGTGCGCACGGGCAGGGGTCGCGGCGTCGTTGGGGCGGCAGGCCATCTGGTGCTCCACCATGCGCACCAGCGCGGTCAGGTAGGCCGTGAGCCGCTCGGTCAGCTCACTGTGATCCATGCGCGGATGACAGAAGTGCGTGACTGCCTGCTCGCTGGCGGCCTCGATCTCCTCCCGAGACAGGTACTCCAGCTCAACCGGCCGTCTGGCTCGGCGCTTCAAGGACATGGCGACTCCCGTAGGTAGTCCAAAAGTTCGAGGAGAGCCCAATACAGGACGAGGGCGTGGTCCGCCGCGCTGGTGGCGCCTCGCCCCGGCCTCTTGCCCAGCGCAACGCGGGCGCGCTCCAGCGACGCCTGCCGCATCAAGCGGTCGACGCTCTCGGGGGCGCAGGCCGCGGCCTGGCGCTCGATCAGCCTTATGAGGCCCGTAAGGTGACGGGTCAACCGGGCGATGAGCCGGACGGTCTCCTGGATCGGGGGTATCAGGACGTAGGCGTCGACGGCCTTGCACAGGTCGGCGCGGACCTGGGCACGGTTCAGGCGCCGATGCGACTGAGTCGTGATCATGTGTGCGCGCCTTCGCGGTGGACCGGGGAGGCCGGGATCAGGGCCAGGGCGGCAGCCAGGGTGACGGGATCGGTCAGCCGGCCCGTGCCGTCCGGACGCTCCAGCCACCCCCGGCCGCACAGCGACTCCCCAGGAGGCGGGCAGCGTAGGAGCCACCCTGGCGGCCGGACGGTGACGCCCTCCAGCCCGTCGAAGGCTGACGCATGGCCCGGCGGGACCAGCCACCACTGCCAGCTTTCCTCGGCGTAGGTGAGGACCGGTCCGAGGCGCCCCGCACGGCCCAGGGCGAGTACGACGGGCACGACATCGACGATGCAGTACCTCGTCTTGATGATCTCCCACGCCCTCGTCCGGACCTCCGCGAGCTCCCCCGCCGCCCAGCGCGCTCGGACGGCGTCCGGGGAGACCGTCTGTGCGGCGAGCCAGTCAGTGCCAGCCGTCGTCATCTCCGCACCTCCTCGTGGCACGGGCAGGTGCAGCGAAGCGATTCGGTGCCGTCGCGCGGCCCGCCAGTGATGCATCGGATCGTCGTGGCGCCCTCGCACCGGCTGTGCTGCCCGAGGCAGCACGCCTCTGTGACGTGCTGGTCTACGTGCCGGGGGGAACTTCTTGGGGACTTGGCCACGCAGGGACCGTAGGGCGGGTATACCGAAGGTGTCCCACACGATGTGTGTGGGTCGTCGCCTCACTTTCGCGGAGTCCTGATGGACCAGTTCGGCCGGCGTGTGCAGTACTGGCGGCTGCGCCGCCGCATGTCGCAGCAGACGCTGGCCACCCTGATGGGCAAGTCGCTGCGGTGGGTCCAGGAGTTGGAGGGCGGACGCCGTCAAGCTGACCCCCAGCTCTCGGTGGTGCGGCAGTTGGCGCTTCGGCTCGGGATCACGGTGGACCGGCTGCTGGCAGACCCGGCCGTTGTGTGCGTGACCGAGCCAGAAGTCGCTGCCGTGCGCGCTGCTTTGCACCGCCACGACGTACTCACCGGCTGGAGCGATGACGCGCGCGGTGAGCCGGCCCCGGTGGAGATGCTGCGGCGCGCCCTGGAGCACGCTCGTACCGGCTTCCAGGCCGGCCATTTCGCTCAACTAGGGACGGTGCTACCGGCGCTGCTGGTGGACGCGACTGGTGCCGCCGCTCGCCACCGAGGCGCGGCGCGGCTACAGGCGTGTGCGGTGCTGTCGCTGACCCTGGAGCTGGCCGAGGCCGCTGCCGTCAAGTGGGGCGACAGCGGCCTGGCTGTCCTCGCGGGCCAGCGAGCGGTGGCGGCGGCCGAGCGTAGCGAGGACCCGGTCATCATGGCGTCCGCCGCCCGGCACTTGGCCGACGCGATGACGCACCACGGCCAGGCCGCCGCCGCGGTCGACCTCGCCACCGCCGCCGCCCGCCGGCTTCAGGAGGATCTGCTGCGGCGTGGCGCGGCCGGGCTGTCGGTGCTGGGCATGTTGTGGCTGAAGGCGGCGATGGCGCAGGCCGCCGCGGCGGAGGCTGACGACGAGCAGCCGGATGTTCTCGCCCGGCGTGTGCCGGGCCTCCTTGACCAGGCCGACGGTCACGCCGCTCGACTCGGCGTCGACGGCAACGCCTTGTGGACCGCGTTCGGCCCCACCAACTGCGGCCTTTACCGGGTCGCGGCGAGCGTCTACCTGTCGGAGGGCGCCGACGCCCTCGCGGTCGCCGCTGGCATCCCCGAGCCGGCCCTGACCGCTCTGCCTCGCGAGCGCCGCGCGCACCTGCTGACTGACCGCGCCCGCGCCGAGACGCAGACCGGACAGCGCGAGGAGGCGGTGGCGACCTTGCTGGAGGCTGAGCGTCTCGCGCCCGAAGAAGTCCTCTGCCGCCCGCGCTCTCGTCAACTCGTCGAAGACCTGCGGCTGCTGGGGGCTGGCCGAGCCGAGGGCCGGTTGCACGCCCTGGCGAACCGTTGTGGACTGCCCCAGTGACCACACGAACCCTGTACCTGATCGCGTGCGCGGCACCACCTGCGCAGCGCCTTGAGATTCCGATCCGTGTAGCTCAGCAGGCTGGTTGGGACGTCTGCGTCATTCTGACGCCGTCCGCGTACCGGTGGGCCCGCGAGGACGCCGAGGGCGAGGTCGAGGCCCTTGAAGCCCTCACCGGACACCCTGTCCGCCACCGGTACAAGCTCCCCAGCCAGAGTGACGTGCTCCCTGCCCCGGACGCGCTGCTCGTCGCCCCGCTCACCGCGAACACGTTGAACAAGTGGAGCATGGGCATCAGTGACACCCTCGCCCTTGGCCTGATCACGGAGGGAATCGGTCTCGGGCTGCCGATCGTCGCTCTGCCGCACTGGAACGACGCCCAGGGCGCGCACCCCGCCGTTGCCCGCAGCGTTGAGGCCCTGCGCGCCGTCGGCGTCCGAGTGCTGCTCGGCGAAGGCGGGTTCGTCCCGCACAAGCCGAGGCACGGCGACCTTGACGCCTACCCGTGGCACGCCGCGATCGAGGCTCTCCCCTCCTGACCTTCGTGGCCTATGGACGTGACGGGCGCCGAAGACCTGGCTCACGCCATCGGTGCCCGGCTGGAGTACCCAAACATGCTGCTGGCCCCGGCCGGGATCACCCTGGTGGCATGGCCGAGCACGCGCGGATCGTCGTCTACCCGCCGGACAGCACCGGCCGGCGCCGCGTGCGCGCGGACGGGGAAATCCTCGGCATGGCCACCGGGCCGGCCGACGTCGTGGAATTCGCCCGCCGCGCCGGCTTGGAGGAGCACCTCTTCGCGATCGACGATCCGAAGATCATCGAGTGGCGCGGTGGCGGCCCGGAGGACTGGGGCACCCCCGTGTGATCAGTGCCCGTGCTCCCCGTGGCCGATGCCCAGTTCGGGGTCGTCGGACATGGCGCGGAGCATCGCGGCGGTCTGGGCGTCGGTGAGTGCGGCACCGGTAGTCTGGCGGCGCGCATCCTCGGCGAGGCCGAGCTCGGCGTCGAGCGCGACCATCGCCGCGGGTGTGTCAGTGGCGGATGTGCCGTCCGCTGTGTGGCCGAGGCAGATGAGCGGCTCCGGCAGGTCGCCGCAGCGAGGGCATCGCAGATCGTCGGGGGCGGGCTCGGACATCGCGTCTCCTTGACCTGTGGTGCTCAACCTTCGCTGACACTAGCTCGCGCTCGTCGAAGTCCGTTGGCAAACGGTCAAGGTTCGGGTGGCACAGAAGGCACCCACCCGGGGCGACGGGCGTGCGGCCGACTGAACCTAGAATCGCACGCATGTACGATTTGCCGCCCGATCTGCCCCGTCTCCGCACCCTGGAGACCTGGCTCGACCACACCCTCGGGCGGGTCCGCGGCCGGATCGCCGAGATGGAAGCCGAAGCCGTGCGGACCCCGCCACCTCCGCCGCAGACACCCGCCTGGGAGATCAGCGGCGGACGTGCCGGACAGGAGACCGTCGTCCACGTCGGCGGCTGCGGCATGGCCGGCAAGCAGAAGCGGCCGATCAGCCGGGAGCAGGCGCTCGGCGCGCTCGCGGGCGGCCTGACCCCGGCCTGTCCGATCTGCCGGCCTGACACGGAACTGGGCCTGCTGTGAGGCGGCTCTGGCTACGCTGAAACGCATGCCTGCCGTCTGGGAGTCGTCGTGCCCCGCCGAGGAGATCAACCGCGCCATCCGCGCGTTCCTCGCCGACCGCGACCGCCCTCTGACGGCGTCCGAACGGCGGGTGTACGAAGAGCTGCGGGCTCGGTGGGTGGAGGCGGTGCGGCGGCGCAGCTGAACAGCGATGCGATTCCATCGATGTGTAGCGTGCTTGACAGTGGCGCCGGGTGTGCGGGACAGTGAATGTCAAGCGCGCTACACATTCCGGTGTGGCGGTCTCTTCTGTGGAGGCGTCATGGTCCAGGTATCAGCGGAGCAGATCCGTGAGCTGTGGGACAGCGCAAACCCCGTGGCCGAGATCGAGCTAGGCGACGACCTCACCCCCATCACGAAGGACGACCTCGCCGCCCTCGCGGACGCCCTCGACACCGACGACGACGGCTACCCCCTGCCCAACCAGTGGCAGGTGATCGCCGACCAACTTAACTCGAACGCCCCCGGCGAGCCGACCACCTCCCAGGGGGACGACGTGCTGGACGACATCGCCCAGGCGCGAGCCCGGTTCGACCTCGCCGAGGAGAAGGCCCGCCAGGCCAAAGAGGAGTTCCACGGGGTGATCCGCGCGGCGATGCTCTCAAAGACGGCCCCGGTGACCGCGATCCGCGAGAAGTCGCGGTACTCCCGGGAGCGCCTCTACCAGATCCGGGACGGACGCCGGTGACAACGGACAGGGAGGTCCCGCCCGGCGTCCAACCGGAGAAGGACGGGCGGTTGCAATGCCTGGAGTGCGGACGGTGGCTCAAAGCCCTGCCCGCGCACCTCTACCGGCGCGAGGGAATGACGGCTGACGAGTACCGGGAACGGCACGGCCTCGCCGCCACGCGCCCCCTCGTCATCCAAGAGCTGAGTGAGCGGTGGCGGCAGCAGACCACGGAACGCCAACGGGCAGGCGACATCGTGCCGATCAACGAACAGCAGAGCCCCGAGAAGCAGGCGGCCGTAGGACGGGCTGGCAATGCCCGGCACGTGGACACCGCGTCGCGGCCAGAAGTGCGCGCACGCCATCGGGCGGCCGTCGTCAAAGGCCGCACGATCGCCCACGACAACGCACGAGCCGCCCTGCACGCTCTGGCGGAGGTCCGCGGCTACACCTCTTGGGAGGAGCTGATCCGTTCCACCCTTCACCTGAGCGTGAACCGTCTGGGGCGCGACGTCGGACGCGACCCGGGGACGATCGGCTACTGGCGCGACAAGATCGTAGGAACCGACTGGCGGCACCGAGACGGACGACTCCACCCGAAGCGCCAAGCCGCCTACGACCGGCTGGACGAACTCTTCGTCGACCACGGATGGAGCGATTTCGAGGAAGCCCTGGCGAAGGTCGGCAGCGTCAGGGCGTTGGCCACGCTTCTCGGTACCGGCGCGGCCACCCTCCAGGCATGGCGCCTGTACCGAGCGGCCCCTCAAACTGACCAGAGCTGAAAACGACAATGCGCCCCCCACCCTGCACGCGGCAGGGCGGGGGGCGCAGTTCATGCGGCGTCGGGCGCCGTCGGCGGCGGAGGCGGCTCGGGAGACGGAGTCGGCTGGGGATCGACGACCCCCATGTCCTCCAGGGTGCCGAGGTCGGCGGCGGTCGGATCCGGGCGGGGCGTCACGGGGACGGGGGCGGGCTGATCAGGCACGGGGCAACTCCAGGGAGGTCAGTGGGCGACGGCGGAGTACAAGGAGACGAGCAGAGCGGCGACGCCGACGACCGCGGCGAGCGACGGCAACGGCCACCGCCCCTTCTCCAGCGCGGCCACCCGCTGCTCCAGAGCGGTGATGTCCGCCCCGATCCGCTGCTCCACGGCGACGACGTTGGTCTCCACCGTCGCAGTCCGCTGCAGAACGCCCTCCAGCTTCCCGTTGACGGTGGCGAAACCGGTGTCCACGCTGCCTCGCAGCCGCTCCAGCTCGACGGCCACGCTCGTGTGGTCGGTCTGGGGCGGCAGCGTCACCGGGGCACCCTCCGCACGACGGTCTCCGTCAGCCCCGGCCCCTCGGGGCCGGCGGACGAGGCGACGGCGGTCAGCAGCGCGAGCACGGCCGCGAGGCCGGCGGCCGAGAGGGCGCCTGCCCAGTCGGCGTCGAGGAGCCCGGTGGCGTGGGCGCTGAGGACGCCGAGGAGCGCCTGGGCGAAGGTGCGGACGACGCGCTCGGCGGTGGCACGCCAGAAGGCGGCAGTGTTCATGTTGATCACTTCCAGTAGAGGCCGCGCGCCTGCGCGGACGTCAGGGTCGCGGGGGTGGTGTCTCCGGCTCGGGCCGGGCCGTACGTCACCTCGAAGCGCAGGGCCTCGGCGGGCAGGATCGATCCTGCATGGGGGAAGTCGACGAAGCTGGAGCCGCTGGTGGCCAGGCGCTCGACGATCGGAGACGTCCACGTCGTGCCATCCGGCCGCCGGTGCACGAACCGGCCCTGCAGCACGGCGCCGGCCGGGGCGTCGAGGCGCAGGAAGACCGACGCCGTGTAGGAGCGGGCGCCGGAGATGAGGTCGTCCCGGCCGATCCGGATCATCGTCCAGGTGTCCGGACGCAGGCTGACCTGTGTGTCGCTGTACTCGCCGAGGGTGTACGGCACGTCGTCCTCCGTCGGAGTGGGGGTGGGCTGTCCGGACTGTCCGGACAGGCGGCGAGCGACCCGGGACCGCATGTCCGGCATGCCGAAGCCCCTGGGGTCGTTCTTGTCGTTCGACCACTCCAGGTGGCCGATCACGGACTTCGCCGACCAGCCGTGCACTCGGCACAGTGCGGCGCTCACGCGCTCGATCGCGTCGAGCTGGGCGTCTGGCCAAGGGTCTTGGCCGTCGCCCATGTTGATGCACTCGAAGCCGTAGAAAGCGTGGTTGCCGTCGACGCCGTCGAGGTTGCCGCGAGTCGGCGGAGGCGGCCGGTCGCCGTAGTCCTCCGCGATCACCCGCTCCAGGACGATCGGGCAGCCGCCGCCCGCGTGGTTCGTACGGCCGTAGCCGACGAGGTGCACGACGCCAGCCTTGTCGATGACGCCGTGGCACAGCGGGCCGGGCAGCTCGTCGTAACCGTCGTAGCACAGCTCCACCGACGAATCCGTGCCGCGCGAGACGGTGTGGTGGACGACGACGCCGTGGACCGGGCCCCACGGGCCCTTGTGGTTGCGGTTGTGCGTCCGCCAGCCGTCCGTCTCGACGACGCGGACGCCCTCGGCGCGCAGCGCGGCGAGGAAGCCGTCGGCGGAGAGGGGTGTGGCCATGAAGGGCCTCCCTTGGGCATGAAAAAAGCCCCGCTCGCGGGGCGTTGACGATGAGGAAAGCTGCTGGTCAGGTGGCCGTCTGGTACGTGCCCCAGATCCGGAACACGTTGGTCGTCGCGGGCGTCCACGGCGAGTTGTCCGTCCAGACGTTCGCGTCACCAACCACACTCGCGTTCGGGAACCACACCTGATCCGTGGTCGTCGAGCCGCCCTGGAGCAACACGTCGCCGATGCCATGATTTGGGGTGGAAACGCGGGAGAAGGAGGCCATGAGGGCGCCCGGGTCGCTGCCGCTGATCGACGCCGTCGTGAACGGCAGGCTGAACCGGTAGGTGCCGGACCCGCGGTTCGTCGTCGAGCCGATCACCAGCTTGATGAAGACGCTGCACGTGGTCCCGACCTTCATGTACTGGCCGGTCAACGTCCCGTTCCCGAGTGCCGGGTTCGTGGTGGTAGCGCTCCACGTCGGGGAGTACGTGCTCCACGAGGTGGTCCCGTAGAAAACCCCACGCCAGGCGGTGCCGTCGTAGACCTCCAGCGTGTTGACGTCCTGGAGCCACGTCGTCATCCCCTCGACCGGCACGGTGAGGGTCGCGTTCCGAGCGGACGCGGAGGGGAAACGCATGATCGACCGTTGGACGATCGGGTCGGCCAAGTTGAACGCGAGCGTCGCCGCGTTGGGGGCGTCGGTCAGGGACGCGATCTGCACGTTCTGACCGTACGCGTCGGTCGTCGGCACGGGGGTCCTCCTAGGTGAGCCGGTAGCGGGCGGCGACGTCGAGGGCGGCCCAGCTCGCGGTGCCGGAGTAGTCGGTGATCTGCACGGTGCCGTCGGCGTTGATGTCGAGGACGCCGAAGACGCCGCTCGCCACCTCGGTGACGTGGCGGGCGCGCTTCGCCGGGGCGGCGGCGGCCGGGAGCGTGCCGACGGTGGCAACGCCGGTCGTCGAAGCCGGCGCCCGTGCGAGTCCGGACAGGGACGCGGTGCCGTCGCCGTTGATCCGGTACGCGGGCGTGTAGTACGTCGCGGAGAACGCCGACCAGCCGGACGCCAGGCTGAGCGTCTGCCACGTGCCGGCCGACGTCGCCCCGGCCGTCCTGCCGGGGACGATCCAGTTGCCGGAGCTGGAGCGCATCAGCACGACCTGGTCGCCCACGGTGGGGTTGAGGTAGGTGTCCAGGCGGCGGGCAATGATGCTGTCGCTGGTGGTGATCGTGCCGTCCGTGCCGACCGTCCCGACGATCGCCAGCCGCCAGTCAGCGCCCCGAACGGCCGGCGTGCTCGCCCCGGCCTCCACGGCGCCGGTGAGGATCGCGTCCGCCAGCTCGGCGTGCACCGCCATCTCAGACGAGCCCGTCATGCGTCCTCCTTCGCGCTGATCGTCGTAATGGGGAAATCGCCGCCCTCGGCCAGCGGCACGGTCATCCCCTGCACCTGGTGCAACTCCCGGCTGCCGTCGGCGTACACCACCCGCAGCACGTCGCCGGGCGTCAACGCCGGATTGGGCAGCGCGGAGAGGTCTCCGGAGGCGTTCGGGGCGGTGGCCGCGCGGAGCTTCAGCGTCGCGGCGGCCGTGCACGCCGCGGTCGTCGTCAGCGTCGACGACGTGTAGAACATCGGGCGCCGGCCGAACGGGCCGCCCCAGTACGTCGGGCTGCTGGCGTCGTTGTCGACGACGAGCGCGCTCACCGGCGGGCTGTTCGTCTCCGTGTTCTCCCCGCGCGCCAACACCCCGTTATGGACCTTGTCGGCCGTCATGCCGCGCGTCGCGCTGACCAGGACGCCGCCCTCCCCGGCCGCCACCGTCCACACCGGCGGCGTGGTCAGCAGGTCCGGCAGCTCGGCGACCGTGAAGACCCCGTCCGGGTCGGTGTAGCACTCGGCGCCGAGAGCGGCGGCCAGCTCTTGGACGGCCGCCCAGGGGTCGCCCTCCAAGTCCCAGGTGCGCGGGCCGATCGCGGCGTCCGTCGCGATGCTCACCACCGAGGCGGCCGGGAGGCTCCGCTGAATCAGGGTGGTGATCGCGGCGACCGCCGTGCCGGTCGCCCGGTACGGCGCCGTGAAGCGGTCGTCCGAGATGGCCGCCTCCAGGCTCTTGCCCGCGATCGTGACCGGACCGTAGTCCGGATCGCCGGACACGGAGTCCACGCGGAAGACGCCGAGCGGCACCAGCTCCGTGGAGTCGTCGCTGTAGCGGACACCCCGGCTGATCCGCAACGTCGACCCGTACACGCTGAGTTTGTCTGCCGGGGTGCGCGGGATCAGCGCCGGGTCGGCGACGGTCACGGAGCACGTGCGGCGGATCGCCTGCCCGCGGTCGATGGTCACCGACCCGCCGGTGTGGTCCAGGCGCTCGACCAACCCTGTGGTCCGGAACAGCACGACCTCCGTGACCACGGTGTGAGGCTCGGCCAGCGCGGCGAGGAACCGGGCAGAGACGGAGTACACGGATCACCCCCCGGCGCGCTGGTCCAGCAGCACGTTCTCCCACGTGCCGTAGATGTCGATCGGGTCCTGCCACATGGCGTTCTCGGTGAGGATGTCCTGCCACGTCCGGCCGGCCGATCCGGCGACCCCGACAGCGGTTGGCATGTCCACCTGCGTCAGCGGCAGCGTCCACTCCCGCCACGCCTCATCCGCCCGCGCCACCGCCCGCGGCAGGCCCACCTCGCCGACGGTGACGTACAAGTCGCTTTCGTGCAAGCCGGGGGCGGTCTGCCACAGCAGGACGGCACCGGAGTCCAGCAGCCAGTGCAGGGCCTCCGCCTCGTCGTCCGACCGCGTCCACACCACCAAGTCGCCCTCGACCCCGGCGCGGACGTCGGAAAGCACGACGGCGTTGCGACGGCCGCGCACCCGGTAGGTGCTCTGCGCCACGCTCCTCTTCCACGCAGGAGGCGCCTTCACCACGAACCGGCTGTTCCGCTGGGGGCGACCGGGGTCCTTCAGCCAGCAGAAATTCGGGTCGCCGGCGGTAAGGGTGACGGCGCCGGTGGTGTAGGTGGCGGGCGTGTCCGCCGGGGTGGACTGGACCTCAGCCACGTAGTACACCGGCACGCCGAGGGGCGCCTCGTAGTCCTCGATGACCAGTTGGTCGGCGGTTATGGCCGTGTACCGCAGGAGCCCGGACGGGCCCCGGACGAGTGTCCGGGCACCGTCCGGCGTGATCCGGTACACCGAGATGAGCTGTCCGACGGCCAGCTCCCGGAAGGTCACGGTCACCGAGGCGGTGGTGTCGTGCGGGGCGGCGGAGGTGATCGGGAGGGACTGCCACAGGGCGAGCCGGTCCATGCGCCACACCGAGCCCGCGGCCGTCGCCGTCAATGTGTACTCCAGCGCGGCCTGCGTCGCGGTCGCGGGGGCTGGCATGGTGTTGCCGAGGATCCACCAGCCGCTCCCCGGGACGGCGCCCGACGAGCCGACGCTCAGTCCGAGGTCGGTGCCGGCCGCGTCGTACCAGCGGATGCCCCGACTGAGCGTGAAACCCCCGGTCGTGACCTGGGAGTAGACCTCCCACCGGAAGTCCTTCCCACCCGTGCCAGGCGGCAGAGGGAAGCGGGCGCTGCGGATGGTGCTGGTGGTCGCGGTGGCGGAGGTGACCGTCCCGGAGTACGCGCCGTCGAAGGCCAGCGCCCCCCACGGCGTCGACCGGGCCAGGGTCGCGGTGCCGGAGACGACCGACCAACCAGCCACCCCCTGCTCGAACGAGGCGTCCGCGTACGGGATGACGGAGCCAACCCGGAAGACCGGCGCCGTCTGCACGACGGCGCCTTCAACGCGGAGCACCTGCCCGGCCGTCGCCGAGTCCAGGCCGGCCGCGATCGAGCACGACGCCGCCGCAGCCGGGGCGACGGCGGAGACGTACTCCCGGTACCAGCCCGTCCCCGGCGCGGCCAGCGTGCTCCGGGTCGCCTGGATCTGCGTGCCCGTGCCATCGTAGAACCGCAGCTCCACCCACGCCGTCGAGCTGGAGGTGGGCGGGTTGAGGTAGCAGGACGCCACGTACTCCGTGCCCGGCGTCGCGGACGGCCGGTCCGTGGAGCGGATCGACGCGTTCCCGGCCGCCGTCGCGGTCATCGCGATGACGTGGCCACCGGCAAGGTAGTAGTCGACCGCCCACGACACCGGCGGCACCTGGCGCGTGATTGTCGAGTTGACCTCGTTGAGCCAGCCGGACGAGTCGACCTCGCTGGACTCGGTGTTGAAGGCGAAAAGGTTCCCGTTCGTGGTGACCGGATAGCCGAGGTAGAAGTTCTCGTAATACGAGTAGACGTTCGCGGCGGCTGGGCTGGAGGAGACGAGTACCTGGGCCCGCGCCGCCGTGGCCGGCGCCGCGCCGCCCACGGCGATCCGGTGCCACGACGACGAGGCCGGCGACGTCGTCAGCGACCACGTCACGCTCACCTCGGCGTTGGCCGAATTGAGCCACCGGATCCCGATGCGCTCCGGAACCGTCGCCCCGGACGCATCGCAGAACGCCTGATAGACGACCCCGGGCGTCACCGCGTACGAGGAGACCGTGCGAGCCTGCATCTCCCCGGCCGCGGTCGACTTCACCGCGAGGCAGCCGTCCCCGTTCCGGCCGCCCGAGCCGAGGCCGATGGTGCAGTTGAGCTTGGCTGTCCAGCCGCTCGTGTTCGGGTCCACCATCTCGGTGGTGGGCGACAAGAAGTTCCCCGGGATCGCCAAGAGGTCACCCCTTCCCTGCCCGTAGCCGTTGCACCAGCTCGCCGTTGGAGCGCCGGACTTCGGCCCGCGCGATGTCGGTGATCTCCCGGTCCCCGACGTACACCTGCACGTGCAGGTCGCCGAGCGACGCACCGTCGGAGCCGCGGGCGGCCAAGGTGGAGATGGCCGACCACTGCGACGGCGTCAACACCGCCTCGGGGTCGGTCAACCCGTTGAAGCCGAGGCCACCGGGCATCAGCCAGCCGCCCGAGTCGTAGCCGCCAGGACGGTTGTAGGCCGCCGGCAGCGAGCCGTACGCCGCGAGCGCGTACCGCATGGACGCGATGATGTTCGCCAGCGGGTTGACCGAGACGCCGTACAGCTTCGGGCCGACGGTGCGCATCGGTCCGGCGTAGGCGTCGAAGGTCGGGCCGATGACCTGCATGAGGCCCACCGAAGGTGTGCCCGCGAGCCAGTTGCTATCCCATTTGTTGACGATCGTGGGGTTTCCACCGGATTCCTGCTCCATGCGGCGCAGGGTGATGCCGACGTAGCTGAGCGGCTGGCCGAGCATGCGGAGGGCCTGCTCGACGACGCCCGTCCAGCGGGCGACGCCGCTTCCGCCCCCACCGCTTCCTCCGCCGCCGCCGAAGATCCCGCCGAGGCTGCCGATCGCGCTTTTCGCCGTGTCAACGATCTTGTCCTTGAGGCCGCTGATCATCTTCAGCGGGAGCTTGCCCATCATCTTCGCCCAGTGGCTGTCACCCACCTTCGAGATCAGCCGGACCACGGGACCGATCGCCTTGTCCCAGACCTTCGACGGGTCCGTGAAGATGTCGGTCGCGTCGCCGATCCAGCCGCCGATCTTCTTCCCGGCGCCCTTCACGCCGCCCCAGACGTCGTCGACGATGCCGCCGAAGTCGAAGTGCTGGACTAGCCCACCGTTCGAGAAGCCCGCCGGCGACGTGCCGCCGCGCCCCCACGAGTTGAGGGCGGCGATGGCCGGGGCGCCGCCGAGCGCCCGCACCGTCTCCGGGACGAGCACGCCCTCACCGGGGGAGAGCATGGCCGGCACCGTGTCGCGGCGCGGCCGGTAACCGGGGACCATCCCGCCGTCGGCGAACTTGACAACATCGAGTTTCCCCAGGTCAAGGAGGTCTGCGACCGAGTTCCAGACTTTCCTGATGCCGTTGTTGTAGACGGTGTCAACGACGAATTGCACCGGCTTGCGGGTCTTGTCACGGATCGTGTCCCAGACGCGGCCGATGTAGTCCGCCGCCGTCCGGAAGCTGTCCGCGACCGTGCCGACGGCCGACCGCAGCGCGTCGAAAGTCGGCTTGACCGCATCACGCCACACCGCCGAAATTACGGCGCCAATAGCCCGAAAAGCCGGTTCGATGGCGTTTCGCCACAGCCACGACGCGGCCGACGCGATCCCGTCGAACGCTGGTTTCAGGGCGTTCTGCCACAGCCACATCCCGATGCGGGCCGCGTACCGGAAGTCGTCGACGATCCCGTTGATCGTCGGCTTGATCGCGTTCTGCCACAGCCACAGAGCCACGGCCGCGATGCCCTCGAACGCGGGCTGGATCGCTTCGGTCCACAGCCACTGAGCGATGGCTCCGAGCGTCTTGATCCCGAGGTAGATCGGACCGATGACGACGACGAGCAGGATGCCCAGCAGGATCCGGGCGCCCTCCTCGATCGCCGCGAAGACCGGCTGCAGGATGGTCTGCCACAGCCACACGGCCGCGTCGCCGATCGCCTGGACGGCCAAGACCAGCGCGTCGAACGTCGGTTTGAGGACGTTTTGCCAGGCCCACACGGCGGCCGCCTTGATCGCGTCCCACACCGCGATCACGCCGTCGCGGAACCAGCTCCAGTGGTTCCAGGCGTAGATGATCCCCGCGACGAGCAGCGCGATGGCCGCGAGAATGGCCGCGACCACGGCGACAACCGGGTTCATCAGCAGGCTGGCGTTCGCCAGATCGATGGCGGCGGCCCAGCCCTCCGTGAGGAGGGTGGCAATGATCATCGCCCCGCGCCACGCCACCATCGCCGCTGCTGCGGCGAGCTGGGCCACGGCCCACAGGCGGGTGACCAGCCACAGCCCGTACATCGCCTGGAAAAGTCCGGGCACGTGGTCGGCGAGCCAGCCGATCGAATCCGCGAGCGCGCCGAGGACCGCGAGGGCCGGGCCGCTCAGCGGCTCCAACGCCTTGGCGACCGACAGGAAAGCCGAGGCGATCTTGCCGAGCGCCTCCGCCAGGACCGGCGCCTGCGCCGAGCTGTAGGCGAGGAACCGCTCGAACGCGGGGCTCCCGCGCAGACCGGTGCCCCAGTTGGCGAAGCGGCCGGCCAGCCGCTCCATGCGGTCACCGATCCCGCCGATGTGCGGCAGGAAGGCATCGACGACCCCGACCATGCCCCGGAAGATCCGGCCGAAGGTGACGCCCAGCGAGACGAGCGCGGGCTCGACGGAGACGGCCAGGTCACGGCGGAAGGTGGTCCACCACGGCTTTTTGAGGCCGGCCGACGCCCGGTTCTGGAGCGTGCGGACCGCGCGGGCGGCGGCCAGCACCAGGGGGGTCAGCCCCGGCAGGGACTGGCGGATGCCGTCCAACCCCCGGGTGAAGATCGGCATCACCTCGGGCTGGAGCGACGCCGACCACTCCCGGAATGCGCCCCTCAGCCGGACGAGCGCGTCAAACGTGCTCCGCGCCGACGGCGACAACTTCGCGAGCGAGGCGGCGTACTTGTCCTGGGCGGTCGCGGCCTTCCCGGCCGTCGTGGCGGTGGTGGTCTGGGCGGCCTGGATCTGCCGCTGGGCGGAGGCGATCGAGTCCGCTGCCTGCTGCTGCGCCTGGACGACGCGCTCCTGGGCGCGCGCCACCGACTCGGCGCCCTGCTGCTGCACCCGCGCCGAGTTCACCTGCGCCTGAGCCAGCCGCTTCTGCGCGTCCGCGACCGCCCGAGCCCCCGCCGTCTGCGCCTTGGTGATCTCCGCCTGGGCCTGCCGCAGCGCCGTGGTCTTCTCGACGACCGACTGCTGCGCCTGCGCCAGCCGCTCCTGCGCGGACCGGACCGTGTTCGAACCGGCGACGCCGGCCTTGTTCGCCGCCGCCGTGTCGGACTGGAGCCGCTTGACCGCGAGTTGCTGTTCCTTGAGCCGCTGGACTGCCTCGTCGTACGCGAGCCGGGCCTGCTCCCGCTGAAGCGCCGTGGCCTTCGGGTCGGCGAGCGTCTTGTCTAGGGCGGCCTTGGCCTCCTGGAGCTGGAGCGCGGCAGACCGCTCCCCGAGCTGGGCATCCGCCAAGCTGTTGTTGAGGTCTTCGAGCTGCCGGACGGCCTCGGCGCGGGCGCGCGTCAGATCCTCCTGGGCGCGCCGCGCGGACTGCTGCGCCTGCGCGAGCGCCTGCTCGGCCTGGACGACGCGCTGCTCGGCCTGCCGCTGCCGCTCGGCAGCCTGCACGACCGCATCCGCCACCGCCTGCCGCGCCGCCTTGACCTGCTCGGCCGCCTGGGCGTTGGCCTGCGCCGCCTGCCGGACCGCGTCCGTGACGCCGCGCTCCGCATCGGCGACCTGCCGGGCTGCGTTGCGGTGCGCCGTGGCGAGCGCCTGCTGTGCCCCAGCGAGCTGAAGCGCTCGGGAAGCGGCCTGTCCGGCGGCCTGCCCGCCCTGGGCGGTCGAAGTAGTGGCCGCATCCTGGGCGGCCTTCTGCGCGGTCAGCGCCTCCTTGATCCGGGAGAACGCCGGCACGGCCACGGCGCCGAGGGCGCCGACGCCGACGCCCGCGGCGACGACGGCGGAGGTGAACGCCCCGGCGCCGGCCGCGAGAACCGGCAGGGCCGGGATTGCGGAGAGCGCGGCCAGCGACGCGGAGACCTGGAAGATCGCCGACATGGCGCCGGAGGTGTCGATGTCGACCCTGGCGTGGGCGGTCTTGCCGTCGACCGCGTCGATCTCCGCGCGCACCGCGGCGAGCTGCGTGAGCGCCGCCGCGGTGTCCGCCCGGACCTGGACGTTGGGGTGCTCGGAGCCGAGGCGGGCGAGCTCCTCCTCGATGATCCGGATCTCGGCCTTGGCGTCCTCGGCGGAGATATCGATGCCGATCCGGCGGCCGGTCAGCGTCTCCATCCGCACCCGCAGCGCCTGCAAGTCGCTGTCGGCCTCGGTCGTATCGGCCCCGACCTGGAGCCGCGGCATCGCCCGGAAAGCCGTCTCCAGGCGGGCCCGCAGAGCGCGGGAGAAAGCACCGCCGGTGTCGTCGCCCTGCCGGACGGCGGCCGGCCGGGCCGTCTGCCCGGCCCGGGTGACGCCGTCGCGTATCGAGTCGCGGATCGCGGCGACGATCCGGGCGGCGATCTGCTGGCCGATCTCGTCGCCGATCCGCACCCCGAGGTCGGCGATCTGCGCCTGCATCGCCGGACCGAAAGCCCGCCCAGCCGCCCGGCCCGCGTCGTCACCGGCCCGGGTAGCGGCCGGCACCAGGGCGCTGCGGAGCTGGCCGTAGATGCCCCTGGTGTTGGGGATGATGTCGACCTCGACGGATCCGACGCTGATCGTCACGGCAGCCCCCTCTCGTGTGCAGGGGGCGCCGTGTCAGGCGCCGTTGATCAAACGGAACAGGGCCTCGGCCCCGTCCTCGCTCAGCTTCGGTTTCGGCCGGACCGGGCGGGCGCCGGGGCGCGGGATCGGCTCCGGCGGCTTCGGCCGCTTCGTCTTGCTGCTGGAGTTCGCGCAGATCAGCACGTACTCAACCCGGCGTACCGCGTCCACCACGGAGGCGGTGAGCTGTTCGAGCTGCGACCACCGTCCCGCCTCCGGGTCGCTCTCCTCGGCGAGCGCCGCCAGCTCCTCCGCCGGGATCGCCGCACGCAGCGCCGTCTTCGTCGCGGACTCGGGCGGCAGGTGCTCGATCAGCACCCGCAGCCGCCGCCACGACATCCGACCCCGGTGGACGTCCAGGACGTCCAAGCCGAGGGCGAGCAGGTCGGCTTCTACCGCTTCCGCGTGCTCCTGGAGGACGGCCGCGGTCCACTGGATTTCCCCAGGGCCTCCCCGGACGCCTCCGCCACGGCCTGCGCAAAGCGACCGATGCTGTCGGTGTCGGGGTCCAGCTCCTCGTACACCTCGTAGTCGTCCGGGTGCAGCACCTTGTCCATGAAGCCGTCGATGTCGCCGCCGGCCATGGCCCGCAGCGCGGAGGCGCGCCACCGGGTCGCGGGCCGGGAGCGGACGGGCTTGGTGGTGCCGTCGTAGCCGGTGAGCTGCACCGTCACGAACTCGGTTTCGGCGGCTTCGATCTCCTGGGCTTCGGCAGGGGTGATGTCGGTCATGGGCGCGGGCCTCCTCTGAACTGGCGGCGCGGGCGGAAGAAGGGGAAGGTGGCGGGCCGGGCCCGCGCCGACGGTGCGGCCCGCCACCGGTCTCAGGAACCCGTGTAGGGCGGCGTCACCGGCACCATGTCCGAGTGGTAGACCGTGTTGCCGGCCGCGTCCGGGTAGGCGGTGACCGTGATCTCGTAGCCCGACATTTCCTCCTGCTTGAAGGTGACGTCCGAGCGGTCGGAGATCTCGCCCTGGGGCACGTAGAAACCGCGCGAGGACGAGCCGTCGATCACGACGAACCACCAGCCGCGCCGGTCCGGCGTCGGCGACGCGGTCTCCGCGAACGTCGTCTTGCCGGCGGTCGGGGTGAGGCTCGCGGACGGGATCCGGAACATCACGCTCTGGACCGCCACGCGCGCGGTCTCCCACAACGTCATCTTGAACGTCCTCACCGACTTCGTGATCTGCGTCCGGAACGGCGAGGTCAGACCCCAAGGCGTGAACGTCTGGCTGTCCTCGTCGAATCCGTAGACCAGGCCGTCGTCGCTGATGGCGCCGAGCGGCTCCCACGGCGAGGTGGGCTGGACCGTCGGGTCGGCGGGGGCGGCGGTACCGGTCGGCGAGACCCAGCCGCCCCCGTTGGCGCCGATGATCGTCAGGTCGGCGGCGCGGGTGATGTTGACCATGGGGTGTCTCCAGGCATGCAGAAGGCCCGCGCTCGGGCGGGAAGGGGAGGGTGCTGGCGCGGGCCTCCCGGGGCCGGTCAGACGGCCGGGTGCACGTAGAGCTGGTAGGTGGCGCCGTACCGGCGCACGGAGGTGTTCTCGTATGGCCGCCAGGCGGGCGCGGCCACCGTCGAGACGCCGGTGACCACGGCGCCGCCGGTCGTCGAACCGCGCAGCACCGTCAGGAGCAAGCCCCGGACCTGCGCGGAGAGGGTCGCGGCGGCGGCCCGGGTGGTGGCGTAGACGTCGACGTCGACCAGGGCCCGGTCGAGGCGGAGCCCGTCGTCGTCCCCGGCCGGGATCCGCTCGACCTGCACCGTCGGCAGCTCGTCGGCGAGGTGGTTGTCCAGCTCGTCGCGGACAACGACTGAGGGGCCCAACTGCTGCTGAAGCCAGCCGATCAGCAGGGTCTCGACGTCAACGGAGCCGACCGTGCTCATCCTCGGCCGCCGGCGATGGCGGCCCGCAGGAGCACGTGGTGGGCGGGGACGCGCGCGGTGCCGTACTCGACCCATCGCGCGTAGGGGGCGGAGTTCCAGACGGTGGCGACCGCGCGGTCCCGCCGGGCGCCGCCCCGCTTGTGGCTGCTCACGTGGAAACTCGCCTTGTACAGGCCGGGGTGCGGGTCGCCAGGACCGCCGACGGGGGCGATCGACTCGGCCACGCTCTGGATCACGCGGGCGCGGCGCAGCATCTCCGCCTCGACCATCTCCGAACGCAGCAGCTCGCCGACACCGCGTTTGCTCATGCGGAAGCGTGCTGGCACCGTGGCACCTCCCAACAGCACAAGATTCAGGGGGGATTCATGATCGAAGTTCGTTCCAAGAGCAGCGGCACCGTGACCTTCGACGGGAGCCTGATCACCATCAGTCGGGACACCATGGCGGCCCGGTCTGTGTTCGGCCGCACGCAGCAGACCATCCCAGTCGCCCAGGTCAGCGGCATTGAATGGCGCGACGCTAGCCGCTGGCACGGCGGCTACCTACGCCTCCTGGTAGCCGGCAGCCAGGCCGCCGCCAGCCAGACGCCCGTCAACAGGGACGCGAACGCCGTGTTCTTCTCCCCGAAGACGCAGCCGGAGTTCGAGAAGCTGCGCAAGGCGATCGAGCAGGCGCTCAGCCGGTGATCCGGTCGGCCGCCACCTGCACCGGACCGCGCAGGCCCGTGAACGGATTGCGGCCCCAGTCGCCGGGCTGCCCGGTCACCTCGCACACCTGCCCGCGGATGCGGAGTCGGTCGGTGGTGCGGATGTCCGTGCCGGGCGGGGCGTAGATGGTCCAGCCGGTGATGACGGTATCCCGCCCCTGCTGCTCCGCCCCGCCGACCGTCGGGGTCGCCTCGCGGGGGACGACGACGCACCCCTTGACGGGGGTCTCGGTGACGGAGCCGGGGATCGGCTGGCCGCGCGGGTCCCGCCCCGGCGAGGGCCCGGTGCGCAGCACCGTGATCGTCTCGGCGAACGGGTAAGGGGTGGGCATCTACGCCCACCCCCAGCCCGGTTCCCACTCCAGCCCGGGGCCGTAGTCGTCATCGATCGGGTACGTCGGGCTGACGTCGGCACCCTTCGGGGTCGGGTCGATCGTGAACGCCCCGCCCCTCCCCGCCATGCTCTTGAGCGCGGCCTTGTCCGCCTTCGTCAGGTACAGGCCCCCGGAGCCCTGGGGCCGCTGCACCGACATCGGGCCGATCGTCTCGTACGAGACCTGCTGCGGATTGACGTACGCCCGGCCGGCCGCCGACAGGACGACCGCCGACGCGCCGGACGGCAGCGGGGAGACGACGGACATGCACAGGTTGATGGCCTGCTGGATCAGCAGGTCCGCGCGCGCCCCGTCGATCTCCGATAGGCCAAGGTAGAGGCCCAGTTGCTCGGCCGTGGGCACGGTGAACGCCAACGCGGTCACCTCCTCAGGGTCAGGCCAGGGCCTCGACCGCGTCGCACCAGGCGGCCAGCTCGGCGGCCGGGTCCAGCTCGGCGGAACGGGCCCGGGCCTTCTTCGCGGCGGCCCGGTACTCGGTCGTCGTCTCCAGGCGGCGCAGCGCCGCCTCCCAGCCGTCCACGTCCTCCCGCTCGACGTAGATCCCGGCGTCCCCCAGGGCCTCACGGATCCCCGGGGTGGGAGCCGCGACGACCGGGATGCCGGAGGCCAGGGCCTCGACACCGACCCGGCCCCAGGACTCGTAGACGCTGGGCATCAGCAGGACGCGCGTGCGGGCGTAGACCTGTTCCCGCATCTCATGCCCGGGGGTGTGCTCGACAACCTCAACGTTCGGCAGGTCCAGGAGCACCTGCTCTCCGTACGCCCCTCGCACCGCCAGGAACGTGGTATCCGGCAGTCGGCGGGCCAGCTCCGCGAAGACCTGACCGCCCTTCTCGAACGAGCAGTTGATCAAGGTGACGCGGTCGCCCGGCTTGGTGCGGTACTCATCCGCGAAGACGGGCGGCCGGACCACGACGGTCCGGCGTGGCTGGAGTAGCGTCGGGCACTCCGCGAAGAACCGGTTCGCTTCCTGCTCCATCCACTTCGAGTTGTAGACGGCGAGCGCGGTGTCGCCCCCCGCCATGTCGCGGAACGTCGACGAGTGCGTGTTGTGGCACAGCACCATGAGCGGCTTCCCGTACCCCCGGGCCAGGGCGGCCGTCGAGGGGACGTTCTCCAAGTGGGAGACGAGGACGTCCGCGTCGCGGACCGCCGCCCCGGCGTCCATCCGTGCCTGAAGCGGCACCACCTGAATCCCGTCGAGGACGTACGGCTCCGGGGCGCCGCCGTAGCGCGACAGCCACACCTGCACGTCGTGGCCGCGCTCGACCAGCGCGCGGAGCATCGAGTGGGCCATCCACTCCGCGCCGGCGTTGTGCCGCGGCGGATACCCGTGGAACCGCGCCACCACCCGCAGCCCGGCCCGGCCCGCGACCTTCTTCGGCCGGTCGGCTGCGGTCACGAAGCGCCCGCCGTCGCGACGTACCGCACGAACGCCTGGTGGTCGGAGAGGACAAAGCCGTAGTAAGCCTCGGCCAGCAGGAGGACCAAGTTCTCCTGGAAGGCGCTGTGGACGCCGCCGTCCTCGTCGATGTACGTCGCCTCACGGGAGATCTTGACGGAGATGTCCATGCCGACGCCGTAGGCGGCCTGCGTCCAGTCCCCGCCGAGGGCCCGGAGCCCGGAGTCCACGCTGGTGGACTGCCGGCGCTGCTTGCCGGAGACGGACCGGGAGTAGGCGATCGGCTCGCCGACGAGGGTGCCCGCGAGGGCGGCGCCGGTGCCGGGCTGGGTGGTGTCCACCAGGATCGGCCGGCCGGTGGTGTCCGTCGCCCCGAGAAGCTTGGGCTTGAGGCGGTGGTCGGCGACGGTGCCGGTGTAGTCCCAGTCGTCCGAGATGGTCAGGTCCATGCCCTTGACGATGTCGCCCCAGATCCCGCCGTTGGCCTGGGTGGTCGTGCCGATGAGCACTTCCTTGGTCGTGGCGGCGAGGTAGTCGGGGAAAGGCCCGACCGCGCCCTTCATGGTGCGGCCGTGGATGGTGGCCATGTCGAAAGCCCGCGCGAAAGCGGTCGGCAGATCGGACTGGAGCTGCGTCCACAGCCCGGCCGCGTTGGACTCCACGACCTCCATCGCGGCGGGGATGAGCACGGCGATTTTCTTGCCGGACATCTGCTTGACGGTGACGCCGCCGCTGCCGAGCGGCTTCCGGCCGGCCTGGTCGACCCAGTCGGCGGTCGGCACGTCGAGCGGCACGGGGATCGCCGTGGTCGCCGACATCGACAGCGGCACCCGTCGGGCGAGCGACATCACCGCGGACTGCTCGACAGACTTCGCGAAGATCGGACCGACCAGCGTGGGCGGCAGGAAAGTCGGGTTGATGTCGCTGAGCTTGATGGGGTTCGTGTGAGCCATGGGGGGCTACCTTTCAGCGGCCCCTGTCCAGGGACCGTTTCATGAAGTCGGCGAACTGCGCGCCGGGGTCAGGGGGAGTGCGCTGGCCGTTGCCCGAGGAGCCCTGGGCGCGGTCCGGAGCCGGACGCCGCGGCCCGTCATCGGGCCGGGCGGCCCAGTGCGGCTTGCGCTTGAGCAGGTCGGCGAGCGCCGCCTTGATGCCGTCGGTGTCGATCACGCCGTCGTCGTCCACGAACGCGGCCGGGTCCAGGGCGCCGGCGGCGTCCTCCGGATCGGTGAAGTCGCGGGCGGCCAGGGCTTCGACCCGCGCGGCGACCGCCGCCCGAGTGGCCTTCGCGGCCCGCTCCTGCGCGGCCGTGAGCTGGTCGGAGAGCCTCTGCTGCTCGGACTTCTGCGCGTCCTCCAGCTCCTGGGCCTTCCGGGCCAGGGGCTCCAGTTCGCGCAGCCGGTCGCGGAGGTTCTTCGCCTCGGCATTGGCCTTGCGGATCTTCGCTTCGGCACGCGATCGGTCGAACGGCTCCTCGCCGCCGCCTTCGGCCTCCGGGGCCGGGTCGGGCTCGCGTGACTGCTCATCGGCCTGCGTGATCTCGTCGGGTTCAGGCATGGGGACGCCCTCCAGGGGCTCGACATGGGAAAGGCCGCCTCCAGGGCGGCCGGTGATCAGACGGTGGGCAGGTGCCCGTGTTCGGCGAGCGCCCGCCGGAAGCGGTTCACCTGCTCGCCCGAGTGCGGCGCGGCGTACTCGCGGTACAGCCGCTCCCACTCGCGTGCGTGCGCGGACAGCTCGAAACGCTGTCCACGGAAGACGGGGATCATCTGGCAGTGGCAACCGTCATGCGAGGCGAAAGCCACGGTCCGCCGGTCGTACACGGCTCCTCGGGCGGCCAGCATCTTGCAGAAGGCACAGGCCCCGAGCGCCGCGGCCCGCGCGTGGCCGATCGCGAACCGGTCCTGCCGGACCGCCTCTCCGATCGTCGCGCGGCCCTGGTCGGCGACGAGCTTCTGCGCGACCTGCTCGGCCCGCTCCTCGGCGGCGTCCAAGCGCTGCTCCAGCGGCAACCGCTGCGCCGGCGTCGTCGCCGGGTCCTCGGGGTCGCGGGTCCAGATGTCCTTCGTCGCCCACCGCAGCGACGCGTCGACCTGCTCATCCGGCGGCGCATCAGCGACCGGCACGGTGAAGCGGCTGGTGATGCGGGCGGCGGCGCGCTGCGCATCGTAGAACTCCGCCGCCAGCGACGCCGAGGCCGCCCCGTACCGGTCCACCAGCGCGGTCACCGCGTCGATCCACACCGGTACCGACGGCTGAAGCCGCGACGGGATGATCAGCCGCCGCAGGCCGCGCATCTCCCGCACCAACAGGCGCGTCAGCGACCTCTGCGCGGCGCGCGGCCGGTCGGCCGCCGCATCAGAGACCCGCCGTGCCATCGGTGGCCCCCGCATCCGCCGCCGGCTGCGCGGCCTCGGCGCCACCGGCCGGGGCCAGGCGGTCGAGGAGCGCGGTGCCGGCCGCCCGGCGGCGGTCCGCGGCGACCCGGCGCCGTTGGTCCTCGTTCAGCCCGGCCAGTTCCAGGGCGACATCCGACTCGGCCGGGATGATCCCGGCCTGGACGAGCTTGACGGCGCTGTCGGTCTGCGCGGCGACGGTCGGGGTCGCCGGGTTGCGCCACACGCACTCGATCCGCCGGGAGCGGTCCGGGGGCTCGCCGTCCCGCACCCAGAGGGCGAGGCGCATCACCTCGCGCCACGCCGCACCGAAGCGCCTCGTCCTGCGCTCGGCCTTCTTCACCAACATCCCCTCCGCCGAGCGGATCGCGTCCGCGCTGGCGGGGTTGTCGCTGGTGTAGCCCAACATGTGGGGAGGCAACCCCAGTTGGGTGGCCATGATTCGCGCATACAGGTCGATGATCTTCGTCTGTGTCGCGGGATCGTGCGCCGGGAACTGGCCGACCTGCGGAATCTGCCCGTCCTCGTCCCGCTCCAGGGCGAGCACGCGGCCGATATACGTCTCCCACGCCGATTTCGCGTGCCCCTCGGCGTCCTGGAATGCCGACTCCGAGGCGCCGAGAATGTACCGCTGCGGCGCCCCGTAGAACTCGGCGGACACTTCGATTCCCATAAGCCGCCGACAGGCCGCGTCCGTGATGGACATGACGTCAGAGGTGATCTCGCTTTTACCTACCCGGTCTGCCGTCCTCTGCCGGTTCGCCATCCGTACCACTGGCACCACGCCCATCTGGTGCACGTCTCGGTCCAGCACCTCCCAGCCGGTGTCCGTCTGTACCGCGTGGATCGTCTGGTCCGGCAGGTACAGCACCGTCAGCCGCTCCTGCGGCCCGAGCCCGTACCCGAATCCGTCGCCCTGGCACTCGCGCAGTGCAGCCGTGGCCATCCTGATGCGCGCGTCCCACATCAGGGTCATGTCCAGCGGCGACTCCACCGTGATCAGCGGCGGGCAGTCCGCCGTACCACAATCCCCGGAGCCGACCGCGATGTACTCCCGCCCGTACGTCAGCGCATCCAGGTGCGCGAGCGAAGACTCGTCGAAGATGTTGTTCGCCTCGGCGATCTCCTCCAGGTCCGAGGCGTCCGAACCGTCCGCCCACCGCAGCGCCTCCAGGTCAAGACGCTGCTCCAGAGCCTCCACACCGATCCGCGGCCACCCGATGATCGTGTGCAGGCTCTTGAGCTGCGGCGGAATGCTGATACCGAGGTCCCTCACGAGCTGCTCGCCGTTGAAGTACGCGTCCAGCAGCTCCAGGTGGAAACGGCGGGCGAGCAGGTCGGTGCGCAGGTGGGTGATCAGGTCGAGTTCGTCGTCCGACAGGGCGAGCAGGGGAAGCGTCGGGGTGGTCATTGCAGCACCACCACCCTTCCGGACCGCGCGGCCTTCTTCCGGCCGAGCCCCTTGGCAACGGCATCGACACGGCACTGCCAGGCCAGCACCGCCGCGACCGCCGCGTCGATCTTGCGCGGCGACTCCGGGTGCTCCTTGGCGATCTGAATGCCCGACCGCGACTCGCGGCGACGGGCGTTGAGGACGTGGCGGGTCAGGACGCTAGAGCCGTCATGCGTCAGCTCCCCGTCAACCACCGACGACCTGAACTTCTCCAGTGCCCTCACGATCAAGTTCGCTCGGCCACCGGTCATCCACCACTCGATCGGGTGTTGCAGCGTCGACTTCACCTTCAGCCGGCGCCCGTGCTTCGCCTCCCAGGCGGCGACGTGGGACTCCCACTTCGCCGGGTCGGCGTACATGCCCACCACGCGGTACCTGCGGAACGCGTCCTCGACGGCGGCCAGTACCTCGACCGTCGGCACCTGCCAGTCCTGCCCGAACGGCCCGTCCGGCTGCTCCCAGCAGCCCAGCAGGAAGACATGGCCGTCGGAGACCCGGCAGCCCACCAAGGCGGTCGCGTCCGTCACCCCGTGGGAGCGGCGCCGCGAGCCGTCGAAGCCCAGCACGATCTCCTCGTCCTCGATGAGGACCTTGTCCGCCGCGGCTACCCCGGCCCATTCGGGCTGGGAGATCCAGGAGTCGGAGGCGTGGGTGATCTGGTTCAGGTAGAAGCGGCGGGCGTCCTGCGGGTGGGTGGCCGGGTCCCAGACCTCGGCGGCGATCCGCTCCAGGTCGACCCAGCCGCCCGCAGTGTCCGCCGAGTCGCCGTAGACGTACCGCAGGCCCTCCAGCAGGGAGTCGCGGTCGGCCATGTTCGTTCCCGGGTCGGCCTCGCGGTGGTCGTACAGCAGGCCGTCGTCGCGCGCCCGGCCCTCTACGATGCGCTTCCAGTACTCGGCCGATTCCTCCGCCACGCTGCCCTCGCCGGGCAAGTAGGCGTTCGGCGACTCGATGCTGGACCCGTTGGTCTTGCCGAGGTTGCGGCGCAGCGTCGCGGCGAGCTTCACGCCGCCGTTCGACGGCCGCCACTCCTCCGTCTGGTCCAGCACGCAGAAGACCGGCCGGTTGCCCTCCCGCGACGTGGCCGCCGAGGTCACGAACTCGATCCGGCCCTTCGGGAGGTTGACGAAGCTCTCCAGGGGCTCCAGGCCCGGGTACTCGTCGATCGCCGGGCCCTCGCGCAGCATCTCCAGCAGCGGCGCCCAGGCGTTGCGGGTCTGGTCCTCGCTCACGGCCGCGAGCTGCACCCACGGGGTGCGCAGCTCGGCCCAGGGGCGTCCTATCGGCTCGCCGTCCGCGTCCCAGCCGTCCGGGACGACCGGGGCCAGCGCTTCCGCGCACGCGATGGCGGCGAGCACCGGGCTTTTCCCCAGCCCTTCGGCCGCGACAGGACGCCGCGCCGGTACCGCCTCCTCCCCGTGCGCGGGTCGATCGCGTAGAAGTTGAGGATGAACTGGGCCTGTTCCCGGGTCAGGACCAGCGGCTCGTACTCGGTGCGGTCCGGGGCGGCGAGCATGTCGCTCATCCAGTCCAGGACCACGTAGCCGAGCGTCGGCATTTCGCCCGGGTAGCTAGGACCCCGCCACGGCATCGCCACCTCCCGGAAGCACCTTGAGATCGGCGTACCGCTGCTTCGCGGAGCTCGACGCCGGCCGCTTCGCGTCCGCCTCGTCGGCCTGCGCGAACTGCATCCGCAGCCTGGCCCGGTCCTCCGGCGTCGCCCCGAACTTCGCCACCCGCAGCCGCAGCTCGGCCGCCGCGGACATCTCCCCCGACCACAAGCGGGCGTGGACCACGGCGGTGTCGAGGAGGAAGTCCCAGTCCGTCGAGCTGAAGTGCTCCGCTTGCGGGCTGGCCTTCCACATCTCCCACCACTCCAGCGTCCGAGCCGGCCACGCGTACTCGACCAGCTCGCCGTCCTTCATCACCGACAGCGTCGGCAGGTCCGGGGGCTCGGCCTGCTCGAACCGCAGCACGGTCTGAGCCACCGGGTCCCGGTTCGCGCGCGCCCGGCGGGACGGGTCCTTCGGCTGGGGGCCACGGCCGGCCATGCGACCACCCCCTTCGTGATCCAGATCTCCCAGACCCGTAGCCGAATCGAGCGGCTATACGGTCCCGATGGCCAGGGATCTTGGGGGAGGGATCTCCCCCCCGGGTTGATCTTGGTCTCCGGTTCCAGCCGGGGTGATCAGCGGGCCGTTGTGGTCCGCTGGGGCGCGCCGGCCGTGGGCCTTGGGCGGCTGCGAGCGCTTCTCGGTGTGCTCGTCCTCGTCCTCGTGGTCGCGTGTGCGGCTCGTGGGTCGGACGGTGCGCGCGTCGTGGTCGGTGGTGGCTCGGTGGCCTGACCCTCACCTTCGCCTCCGGCTGCCCCGGTTGGCCCGGCTGCCAGGCCACACTCCAGTGGCCTCGTGGAACCGGAGTGCGCAGTATCCCTTGGCCCTGGGACCGAGGTACTTGCCGACGCGGGAGACGCACCGTGTCCAGGCTCCGCTGTGGAGGGAGTAGCCGATGCCCCCTGCCTTGCCTCGGCTGGTGGGTCGGTCGGACCAGTACCGCTGTCCCTGCCGTGCGATGCGCCTGCTGCCTCGCTTGCTGGCCATGGTCGGTCACTCCTCCCTGAGTCCGGGGTGTGGCTCTGCTGGCCGTGTGCGGCCCGGCTTCGTGCGGGGCGCGGTGTTGCCTTCTCTGCTGCTCTTGAGCCCGTGGCACTCGGCGCAGACGCCTTGCAGTCCTTCGGGCCGGTGGTCGTCGACCTTGGCCTTGATGTGGTCGCAGTGGGTGGATGGCCGCACGTGGCAGATGCGGCAGATGGGATCGCGTTCGAGGATGCGGGCGCGGATGCGTCGCCATCCGGGCGGGAGCCGCTGGACGCGGTCGGAGTTCTGCCAGCCGCCGCTCATCGCCACCTCCTCGGTTCAGGCGGGGATGATCACGGTGACGGTGCCGTCGGACCTCTTGGCCTTGAGGGCGCCGCCTTGGGCGAAGAGGGCGTAGCCGGTGGCGGGGGCTGGGGGTTCGGTTCCGTCGGGTACGAGCTGCTGGTCGCAGTACGCCTTGCGGACGGCCTGGTTGCCGAAGGCGGGGTCGAAGCCGGGGAGGACGGGGATGGCGGAGTTGAACGTCTTCTCGCCGTTGATGACCTGGTTTCCCGTGAGGGCGACGTACTTGGTGGCGGCGTCGGCGCGGTCGCCGTGCGGGTCGGTCGCGGCGACGTGGGCGGTGATGGCCGCGTCGGTGTACGCCTGGGCGTTCGCCTCGGAGCCGGGCGGTCCCTGTGGCCCGGTGGGTCCGGCTGGTCCTTGGGGGCCGGCGGGTCCGGTTGGTCCGGCGGGGCCGGTGACGATGACGTACTGGCCGGCGGCCGGGGCGGTGGGGGCGATGTCGGCGAGCTGCACCGTGCCCGTAGCCGCCTTGAGGAGGACGGGGTAGGTGCGGGCGGGCGCGTCGTAGGGGCGCTCCGTCACCCGGTACGTCCAGCCGGTGGGGGTGCATCCGGCGGCGTCGCACGCGAGGACGGTGAGACTGAGCGTGCCGTTGATCCATTCGGCGGTGGCTTCGCCCATGACGATGACGCCGTGCTCGGCGGAGGTGACGACCGGGATTTCGGGGGTGAGGGTGATCCGGCCGCGCATGGGGCCGCCGTCGGGGTGGGTGCGGGTGTCGGTGATGGTGACGGTTTGGAGCCCGGGAGGGAGCGGCATCGTCACCTCCCCGAGGGTGTGGGCCCGCCCGGCCGGGGGTCCGCCGGGCGGGAGTTGGGGGTCAGGCTGCGGCCTGCTGCGCGGGGAGGGGCGGCGGCGGGCCGAGCGTGACGGTGCCGTCGGCGTCGACAGTGCGCTGCGGGAGTTCCGAGAGGTCGTAGCGGACGTTTCCTCGGCCGCGCCCGTGTCGGCGGATGCGGCCTTCGTGTGCCCAGCGGCGGATGGTCACGCCGGGGCGTCCGGTCCAGGCGGCGGCGTCCTGTTCGGTGACGAGGCACAGAGGTTCGGAGGGCATGGTCACCTCCTGATGTGCGAAAAGACCACCCGGGCGGGGTGGTCTTTTGGGTCATACGTGTCCAGTTGAGCGAAGGTTACGTTCGCCCAGCTCAGTCCGTCAACTTCAGCCCCTTCACCGCTCGGCCAGGAGTAGAGCGAGGGGGCCGGCCGGGAGCAGGAATCGGCCTTCCCTGGCGGCGGCGATGGCGTCGGACATGGGCCACCAGGAGAGCTTGAAGTCCTGTTCGGTGGGGGTGAGCTGCTGGGGGCCGAGGGTCAGGTCGCGGGCTTCGAAGAGGTGGACGCGGGCGGTGGATTCCAGGGTGATGGCGTACGTGCCGAGGGGGCGCCACCTTCGGGCGGTGATGCCGGCCTCTTCTTGGAGCTCGCGTCGCGCGCACTCCTCGGGGCTTTCGCCGTCTTCGTGTCGTCCGCCGGGCAGGAAGAGGTACTGGCCGCCGTGGCGGGGGAAGTCGGCGTTGAGGATGGCGACGAGGCCCTGGTCGTCGCGGGCCACTACTACGGCGGCGTCGTTGGTCGGGGCCCTTCGGGACTCGTCATGGGCCATTCCGGTCTCTAGGCGGGGACTGCGCCGGTGCGCACGGCGAATTCGCGGACGCCGGGGAGACGGACCGGTGCATAGACGAGGTCTGCGGTGAGGGCGCGCACGGACGGGCGCCGGGCTTCCTCGGGGGCTTCGCGTTCGATGGAGCGCAGGGCGGCGTAGGTGCGCTGGTGGTTGCCCAGTTGGTGCCACATGCGGGCGGTGTCGGTGAAGTACCGGGCGCGGCGCTCGGCGGTCGGGAAGACGGCGGGGTTGATGCGCTGCATGGGGGCGACGCCGTCATCGGGGTGGCCGAGGGCGTTGAAGATGGAGATGCGGAAGCCGTCGCACTGCGCTGGGGTGGCTTGGAGGGTGAGCCGTTGCCCGGCCGAGCGGTGGCGGTGGCCGATGTCTTCGGCTTGGTCAACGAGGTCGAGGGCCAGCGCGCGGTCGCCGGTGTGTGCGGCTGTGTAGCCGCCCGTCAGCAAGAGGGACGCCCGTACGCCCTGGGCTTCGGAGTCGGTGGCGTCGTCGAGCTGCGCGCAGGTGCGGGTGAGCAGGTCGAGGGCTGCGTGGTGGCGGCCGGCGTGGCGCATGGCGATCGACAGCATGCGGGCGGCCTCGCCGAGCGCGGGGGCTTGACCGGAGGCACGGGCGGCGGTCAGGGCGCGGTCGGCGGCCACCCAGCAGGTCTCCGAACGGTGTTTGATGGCGAGCTCGCAGGCCAGGGAGTAGGCGCGCGCCGCGACGGCGTGTGCCTCTTCGCGGGCGTGGCCGGTCAGGGTGCTGCGGGTGGCGTCGGCGGTGGCCAGGAGGGCGGGCAGGTGGGCGGCGAGGTGGTGGTACTCGGCGCGGCGGAAGTCCTCGCGAGCGCTGTCGAGGGCCATGGTGAGCCGGGCGACGGTGGAGGGCGCGGCCGGCGGCGGTTGGAAGAGTGCGGCTTCCAGGGCGGTGCCCGGGTCGGCGGCGCGTCGGGGGCCGGCGGTGGCTGTCCCGGTCAATGCGGCGGAGCCGATTCCGACCGCGCCGGTGAGAAAGTACCTGCGGCGCACCGCGTCCTCCTGCTGGCCCTCGACGTCGTCTCTCGCCACCGTAGCCGTCCGGGAGGGGGTTGTACGGGGGCTTGCGGGATCCGGGCCGACGGGTCCCCGTGGCGGGTGAGCCGCGGCGAGCAGTTCATCGGTTGGGATGCTCAGCGCGGCGGCGATCTGCAGCAGGACGGGCACGGGCGGGACGAGTTCGCCGGATTCGACGCGGCAGACCCAGGACGCTGAGTAGCCGAGTACCGCGCCCAGCCGGGCCTGGGTCATGCGCGGCCGCAGTGCGTGGCGGCGGCTGCGTACGAGTGCACCGATGTCGCGTGTGGGCGGGGCGGTGGTGGTCTGCATGAGCACCTGCCTCCTGAGGGCCCGAGGGCGCCCATCACCGTACTCGGGACCGGCTGCGGCGGTAGCCCGATTCGAGAAACTTGCATATCCCTCAAGCCAGTTGCGTACCCGGTGGTGGCCCCTACCCGGCGGCTGGTCGCGGGAGGAGTCTGGCGTCGTCGGACTCCCACCACACGGAGGTCAACATGGCGAACACCGAGAGCGTCACCACCGCGGCGGCCGGGCTGCTGCGGTCGAAGAAGCTGATCAGCGCGGCCCGGGGCCGCAACGCCGTTCCGTCGGACGGCGGCGGCACCGGCAAGAGCGACAGCAACGACTGACCGGAGGAACCGTCGCGATGACGTCTGTGCGCATCGCGGAGCGCCTGGGCGAGGACTTCCTCGCCCAGGCGCTGCACCGCGACTACCGCCATGTGCCCGCCGCGATCGACCCGGCTGGGCTGTTGACATGGGACGACCTGAATTCCATCCTGGCCACTCACCGCCTGGACCCCCCGCGGCTGAGGCTGTCGCAGGACGGCGAGACGCTGCCGCAGCGCTCCTACAGCGAGCCGGTCACCACCCGCCGGCACACCGTATGGCACCGCCTCCACCCCGCCCTGCTGCACGCCCGCCTGGCCGAGGGCGCATCGCTCGCCCTGGACCAGGCCGACGAGCTGCACCGGCCGGTCGCTGCGCTGGCGGAGGAGTTCGAACGGATCTTCCGCACCCGCTTCCAGGCCAACGTCTACGCCTCATGGACAGCGCGGGAGGGCTTCGGCACGCACTGGGACGATCACGACGTTCTCGTGGCGCAGGTGGATGGGGCCAAGCGGTGGAAGATCTACGGCCCCACTCGTCCGCACCCGCTCTACCGTGACACCTGCGAACCGGAAGCGCCCCCGGCGGACCCGATCGCCGATCTCGTGCTGCGCCCCGGAGACCTGCTGTACGTGCCGCGCGGCTGGTGGCACGCGGTCACCGCCGACCAGGGCACGCCGTCCCTGCACGTGACCTACGGCTTCCAAACCCATACCCCCACCGACCTCCTGTCCTTCGTCTGCGAGCGCCTGCTTGGCCACGCGGAGTTCCGCGCCGACCTGCCGCTCGTGGCCGACCGGGAAGCCCAAACCGCCTTCGCCGCCCTTGTCAGCAAGATGGTGGAGGAACAGCTCGCGGATCCGGCGTTGCTGGCCAGGTACGCGGAGGCGATGGACGGCAGGGACACGGGCCGGATGACGCCGAGCCTGCCGCACCTGACGGCGGTACCGGCCGACCCGGACATCCGGGTACGGATGACCACCGCCCGCGCCGTTCTCACCACGACCGAGGACGGGGTGCACTTGGCGGCGGCCGGGCACCGCTACGAGTTCGCTCCGGCCGCCGGGCCCGCGCTCGACATGCTTGTCTTCGGCGGAGAGCACCGCGTCGGAGACCTCGCGCGGGCGGCCGGTATCACCACGGCCGAGGCGGCCGACCTGGTCCAGGTACTCGTCGACGGGCAGGCCGCCACGCTCACCCGGGCGGCACGGTGAGCGCCGTCCTGGGGCTGGGAACGTATCGCGTGCGCGCCGCCGACCAGGCGGCGCGCACCGCCGTCGAGGGCGGCGCCATGTGGGTGGACACTGCCCCGAACTACGGCGACGGCCGCACCCATGCCGCTCTCGCCCCGGTGCTCGCCGGCTACCCGAAGATCTACGTCGCGACGAAGACGGGTTTCCTGACTCCTGCCCAGCGGTGGGCCGCGGTCGCCGAAGGAGTCCTGAGCGATGCCCAGGCAGCGGCTGGGCACAGCCTTGACCCTGGCTTCGTGCGGTGGCAGACGCGCCGGTCGGTGGCCGACCTCGGTCGCGCTGACCTGATGTTCGTGCACAACCCGGAACGCGCGGCGCGCCACCGCTCCTGGGTCCATGACCGCGTGCGCGAGGCGTTCGCGGCTCTAGAGGAGTGTGTCGACGCCGGACTGATCCGCGGGTACGGCATTGCGACGTGGACCGGTTTCGACGCCGGTCTCTTCACCGTGCCCGAGCTGCTGGGCCTCGCCGCGGAGGCCGCCGGCGGCGACCATCACCTCGCAGCGGTGCAACTGCCGGTGAGTCTGGCCATGGACACGCCGATCAAGCAGGCGCTCAAAGGCCGAGGCCCCCTAGCCGAAGCTCGCAACACCGGCCTGCTGACCTTCGCCTCCGCCCCTCTGCACGGCGGCGAACTTCCAGACCTGGTGACGCCCGAACTCGCTGCGCTGATCCGGCCCGGCCTCTCCCCGGCCGCCGCATGCCTCCTGGCGGTCGCGTCAACTCCGTGCCTGGATGTCGTCCTGCTGTCCGCCAGCACTTCAGAGCACTGGGCCTCCGCGCAAGATGCCGTGGCTCTACCGTTGGGGGGCCGCCGACTTCAGGAGATCCTCGATGTACTCGCCGCCTGACTCCTCGACCGCCGAGCGCATGCGTGCCGCACACCGCGACGCCGCCGCAGCCCTGGGCGTCGACTGCGACGGCAAGGAGTTCTGGGGTTGGGCTGGACGCAGCCTCGGCCGGCCCGGGACCGCCGCTGGTGGCCGCCGGGTCTGGCTGCGGCTGGTCACCGCGCCCGCAGAGACGGCGTCGGGGAAGCTGTGGGAGGGCGCGGCAGCGGCGCAGCAAGCGTTCGCCGACCTCGGCGGGCGCCGCCCGCAGCTCCTCGCACTCCACGAGACGGTCGCGGACGGCGTGGCCTACCGGGCCGAGGTGAGCGAGTACGTCGACGATGCTGTCGTCTCTGCCGACCCGGTTCTGCAAGGCCCGGTCCAGGTGCCGGGCGACTGGTGGGGTGACCTTCGGGACGCCCTGCGCACGGTCGCCGGTACGGACACGGACCGTGTCGCCGTTCGACGCGCGTACCTGGAACGTGCTATGCCCCAGTACCTCAAGGTCGAGGTCCCCGAGCACATCCGGTGGGCAACAGCCCATGGAGATCTCCACTGGGCGAACCTCACCGCTCCCCAACTACGCGTCTTGGACTGGGAAGGGTGGGGCCGGGCTCCGTACGGCTACGACGCGGCCACGCTCTACGCCTACAGCCTGACGGACCCCGGTACCGCCGCCCGCGTCCGCACCGCATTCCCCGAACTCGGCACGCCCGACACGTGGGCGGGCGAGGCCGCGATCGCTGCGGAACTCCTACAGACCACGGCCCGGGGCGACAACCAGGCTCTTATCGGCCCGTTGGAGACCTGGGCGCGGCGTCTGCGAGCGACCGCTCAGCGCGTGAGCTCGTCTTCCCGGGCTTGCTAGGCCACCTGCGGCGTCAGGCGGCACTTCGGGCGGCGAGCGGCAGCCGCCGAAGCTCCTGGAACCCGAACTGCGCCCCGCAGGCGCACCGGCGACCGGGGGTGGAGAGGGTGATGGTCAGGGTGGCGCCGCACGTCGAGCAGGACAGGCCGATGCGCCGCTCGGGCCGCTCGCCGGTGATGACGGCGGCGACTTGGCGGGCGGTGTGGTGGATCTCGGCGGCGAACTCGTCGGCCGCCGGATGCTCGTGGATGATCCACAGCAAGTTGCCGCGCAGGAACGCGACGGCGCCGTCGAGCTGTTGCTCGACGGTCCCTCGGAACGGCGTCGGGGCCATGCCGAGGTGGTCGCGGACGTCGCGTTCCCACGAGGTGACGATGCCCTCGATGCCGCCGCGGGCCCTCAGATCGAGGACGTCCAGGCGCACGGGGAGGGGCGCGGTGCGGGTGGCCGGCCGGGCGGTGTTGGTGCCGCCGGGCCGGCCGGGTGTGAGGTGGTCGGCGAGCTGCCGGTAGAGGGCCGGCAGGTCGGTGAGGGCGCGGTCGAGGCGCTGCCGGCAGTCGTCATGGAAGGCGGCGTGGGACGGTCGGCGGCACAGGGAGCATGTGGGCCGGCTAATGGTGTCGGCGGGGTCGTCGTGCACGGTGCGCCTCCCAGGTCTGTGGTGGTTCCAGTGTGCGTTAGGGGGTGTTGGGGTTTCGTGAGGCCGTGCACGAGCGGGTGCCCGACCACGGATCGGGCACCCGGTAGAGCGGCGGTAGCGCTGGTAGGGCTGTTGGTAGAGCCGCAGGTCAGGCGGCGGTAGGGGTGGTACCAGGGCTGGCCGGGGTTTCGGCCGGGGAGGTGGGCGGGAGGTCGGCCCGGTGCACGCCTGTGCGCACCGTTCCGCCGACCTTGACGGAGGGGCGGACGGGTATCCCGAGTCGGCGGCAGGCCGCCCCGATGTCCTCCACCCGCCATGTCGGGTGCATCCCGGCCTGGTGCAGGAGGGCGAGGAGGGTGGAGAGGTGGACGCCATTGCGGTCGCCGATCGCGTCCCGAACGAACTGCCGGAACGCCTCCTCGGCCGCGCCCTGGTCCACATCCGGCTCCGGCTCGGCTTCGGGTTCGATGGTGGCGGCCTCTGGCAGCGGAGCGGACCTCCATGCCGCCACGCACCACACGGACGCCAGCAGCCACAGGCAGGCGGGTGCCGCCCGGATCATCCTCAACAGCGCCCACCCGGCGGCGGCTAGCACCACCAGGCGGAGCCACGGGCCGAGGGCAGCCCGCCAGCCGGTGAGGTCGTGGCGGTAGCTGCGTCGGCACCACGCACCGCTGGCGTCGACCAGGCGGCAGACGAGGATGCGGTGGCCGGCTGCCAGGCGCTCGGCGGCGGCGCGTGGGTTCACAGGATCCCGGTCCCTTCGAGGGTGCCGCGCAGGCCGGCGCCGAGCCCGTTGACCGCGTCAGGGAGCCAAGCGAGGGCTCCGGCGACTCCGGCGGTGAGGGTGACGGTGGAGCCGACGAACACCCCGCCCGCCATGCGCCGTTGGTCGGCCTTTCCGGCGGCCTTCCAGGCGGCTGCGGCTGCGACGGCCGCGAGGAAGACGACCACGCCGCCCTCGGGGGTCAGGGATCCGATCGCCGAGTGCGCCAGGGCGGAACCGGGCTCCTTGCCGGTGGCGCCGGGGACGGCCCGGCCGCCGGCGGTGTTGGCGCCGGCCGCCGAGCAGCCGGCGAGCCAGCCGAGGAGTCCGCCGACGCACATGGTGGACACGGCGCCGAGCAGGAACATCCCGCCGAACGGCGCCAGGTCCTTGATCTTCCGTCCGCTCTTCCACCAGGGGCGGAGGTTGAGGTAGGCGATGGCGAGGCTGACGGCGGCCCCGGCGAGGGTGAGGCGGTTACTGGTGGTCATCGCGGGTGGACTCCGGTGAGCACGGTGACGGGGTCGTAGAGGCTGGCGGCGCCGAGCGCGCCGACCAGGGTGGTGATCAGGGCGGCTCGGGTGAGGAGCTGCCGGATGCCGGGAGTGTCCCGGCGGCGGCGCTCTTGGAGGACGGCGAGTCCGAGGGCGCCGAGGCCGAGGCCGTAGGCCCAGGGAATGCCGATGTCGCGGGCTTGGTGGACGGTGTAGGCCCAGGTGGTGGCGACGCTGTAGCCGGTCCACGGGATCGGTGCCAAGGTCAGGAGCCCGGCGAGCACGGTCTGGACGGGGCGGACGTACGGCCAGAGCCAGTCCCACCGCATCCGCGGTGGCTCCTCGGGCGGCGGCACGACGAGGTCGACGGTGACCCGGACTTCCAGCGGGCCAGGCGGCGGGCTCGGCGGCGGGTCGGCGAACGGTGGCAGCCATCCGGCCGGCGGTGCGGGCGGTCCGGGCGGGCCCGCGGGTGCGGCGGTGCGCCAGGGCGGCAGGTCGGTGGAGCCGGCCGGGGCGGGCGGCAGGGGCGGCGCGGCGGGTGGGAGGGGCTGGTCGGCGGGGATGATGCGGGTGGGGATGATCGGATCGGTCATCAGGGGCCTCACGGGTGGATGAGCGCGGCGAGCGTGACGACGGCGACCGCCAAGAGCGCGGGGAGCACGGCGCGTTCGGAGACGCGGAGCAGGCACAGCAGCAGGGCGATGCCGGCGAGGAGGGCGTGGATGGGCCAGAGGCAGGCGAGGACGGTCATGCGTAGCCGCCTCCGCCCTGGCCGATGCCGTCGCCGAGGGCGAGCTGGCCGTCTGCGCCGGCCGCCGATCCGTGCTTGCCGAGCTGTCGGTCGAACGTGCGCCGGACGCTGTCCGCCTTGGCGTCGTCGAGGCCAAGGGCCGTGACGATGAGCGGAACGGCCTTGCCCTTGTCGGTGATGCCGAGGCCGATGAGTTGCCGGGCGGCGTCCGCGACGGTGTCCGGCTGTCCGGACAGGATGTCCGCGCTGGTCAACGGCGCCTTCGGCTCTTGCGGAGGGAGCGGGTCCGGGGCTGTCCGGACAGCGTCCGGGCGCTCCACCCGGGCGGTGGGGGGCTGGTGTCCGAGGACCAGGGCGACGTCGACGACGGAGACGAGGATGCCGTAGCGCGTGAGCTCGGCGGCGAGCTCGGCCGGGGTAGCGGTGGGCATGGCCGAGTGGGCCGTGCGGATGGCATCGACGGGGTCGAGGGTCGCGAAGTGGGCGCGCAGGGCCTCGGTGGCGGTCCGCGGCTTGGCCGGCCGCGAAGCGGCCGCCGAGATCCCGTTGTTGGTCACGTGGGTGACGGCGCGTTCCTTCGTCGCCTTCCACGCTTCCTCGCCTGCGAGGAGCCAGCCGAATACCCCGTAACGCGGCAGGGTGACGGGGCGTTCCCCGCTGTCGGCGCGGAGCCGGGCGCGGGTCGCGGACCAGGCCAGCCCGGAGATCAGCAGGAGTGCCACGGTCGGGGTGGCGAAGAGGATGAGCGCCCCGGAGCCTCCGTGGATGTGGCCGGCGTGGAGGCGGTTGAGGCAGATGGAGCCGCTGGCCAATCCGAGGGTGGCGCAGTGGGGGCCGAGGGCGGAGCGCTGCTCCTTCGTGGCCTGATTGGCGAGGTACAGGCAGGCGATGGCGGCGCCGTCGAAGACGACGGCGGTGGATGCGGCGAGGAAGGCGGGGACGCCGTAGATGCCGTGGGCGACGACGTAGAGGGACCAGGCGGTCATGCCGGCCGCGGCGGTTCCGATGATCGCGAGGCTGGCCCACCAGACAATGCGGTTCACGTGCTGCTCCTGGGCGGAGGAGGGCCGGGCCCGCGCGACGGCGGGCCCGGCGGTGCGTCGGGGTCAGCGGTGCTTCGGGCAGGGCTCGCGCAACTCGGCGCAGCGCGGGCACTCGAACCGCTCGCGGCAGACTGTGCAGTCGCCGAGCGGCTGCTCGTGGCGGTGGCAGAGCTCGGCGACGAAGGCACCCGGCCGGTCGGCGTAGTAGGAGGCCAGGGCGGCGTCGGCCATCTCGGCGGGGTCGTACCGGCCGAGGTCGTCCGCGAACGTGGCGAGCGGCTGGCCCTCGGCGGAGAAGACGGCCCACTTCATCGGGACCACCGGCTTTCGGCCGCCTCGCGGGCGGCGGTGCCGTCGAGGTAGTCCTGCCGGCAGGTGTCGACGGTGGCGGGTTGCTCGACGACGGACATGGGGTGATCCGCGGGGTCGGGGGGCTCGGCGGGCTGGGGGTGGGTACGCTCCATGGCGGACCGCTCCTTCGTCGCTGTTGTGGGTGGTCTGGCCCCGGCCCATGTGGCGTGCCAGCGCCGGGCCGGGGCCTCACATTGAGAGGAGAGGCGGCCTCTCCAACTCGTTGTGCAGGGACTCTACAAGCCTGTAGGGTCTCTGCACAAGCGTGTTGGGACGCCGCCCCGAAGCGAAGGGAGCGGGCGTGACGGACGAGGAGGTGGAGCGCGTGCTGAACTCGATCGACGCGCTCGGCGAGTCTGGCGACGCCGCCGAAAGAGCGGTGCGCCTAACTCAGTTCCTCGACGAGCTGCCCGGAAAGCAGTCGCGCGCCCGTGAGCTGCGCCAGCAGGCGGTGCAAGAACTGCGCAGCGAGGGCAAGACGCTGCGTGAGATCGGCGAGCTCCTTGGGATCAGCTTCGGCCGCGTTCGGCAGATCGCCGACGGGGTGACGAACCCCCGGACCCAGAAGAAGACGGCCGGTAACTCGACCGAATGAGGCCAGTGCACCTCGCGTGCTTGAGGGGCCCGCACCGACGGTGCGGGCCCCTTGCGTCTGCCCGTGTCCGCAACGCCGCTGTCTCGGTTACCGGTTCGTGGAGGAACTGGAGTAGCGGGACGGCTGGGTGACGACGGGCGACGACCGGGAGGTGCTGGTGGAGATCCGCGGCCCGGCCGCGGAAGCGGCGCGGGTGCGGGCGTGGATCACGGCGGCATCCGGCAGCCTCACCGGGGCCGGCACCGTCGTCACCGACGTGGTCGACGACGAGGTGCCGGGGTGGACGCGGTGTCGGATGACGGTAGTGGGGACGCGGGAGCTCTGAGGGTCTGGCGAACCGTCCGCGTCGATCTAATGCTCGATTTTCAGTCATTGTGATCGGTCCGCCTGCGAGGTGCGCCTGCCTCCGTTGTCATGTAGTGCAGCGGAAGCGTGGGGCTTCCGTTGTGCAACATGACTGGGGGGAAGTTGAGAACAGCGATCATCGCTGCTGTCACAGCCTTGACTGCGGCTACCCTGCTGCCCGCGTCGGCGTCAGCCGCTGCAACGGATGCGCAACCGCGGGCGGAGGTTTACGCGGTGCCGATCACCACGCCTACGCCGTCGCTCGACGAGCTGCGTGATGGCTCCGGCAGCGAGCGCTTGGCCGCAGCGGCGGAAGCCGCCGGCGAGGGCTTCACGGCACTTGAGACGACCGGGCCGGCCGCTTCTTATGTGCCGAAGCTCGGGAAGCCGTCGGCGGTGGCGCCGGTTGCACCGGCGGGGAGCAGTCTGTCGTACCCGGATCCGGCGCGGTCCATGTCGCTTAATGAGTGCAGGACGAAGCTGAATCAGGGCTACCCGTTCTACTACAAGTCCCGATTCTCGGCGTGCACCGGGAAGAAAATTTCGGTGGGGTGGTTCAGCGCGAACCGCGTCAAGGTGGGCACGAGCGAATTCTTTATTTTCATCCGAGGGTCGGTGGGGCTGAATAGTCGAGAAATAAAGTTCGAGTACGACCTCACGGATTTCCGTAAGAGTGGCACTACCAACACATCCGGCCAGATGATCACCCTCGAACGTCGGATCCCTGCCAAGTGGCCCGCGCAGGCAAAGTTGACCAACGGTGGCAACATGCCGGGAGCCATGTCCTTCGACGCTTTGTCGAAGATGAGGCCCGCTCATTTCGTGCACACTCTCCAGGCGGCTCCTGGCCAGGGCAAGAGCCCCGATGACTTGATCCAGGCGGTGTACCAGCCCGTCATCGTCTCCAAGCTGCCCAAGCCGTACATCAACGTCAGGAGTGAATCGAAGCTGTATGTCCTGCCGCCGCAGTGGGATGCGGCGAAGTACCTCGCCAACTCAACAGGAAGCGGCAAGCCTGCTCGGCGAGGCTCGGCTGGATTCAGCTACCTGTCGGTGCTTCAGTACAGCTCCAAGGCCGGAGCTCCTGAGCGGGCAGTGGCGCAGCACATAGACAAGGCGTTCCGCGACCCTAAGTCCACCAAACCCGAAAATTCCAAGAAAAGCATTCCTGGGTATGACGTGAACCGGCCGCTTCACCGCACGACTGACGAGAAACGGAAGAACGCCAACCGTAGGAAGTCGATATCTCAGTGCGTCAAGTACTGGGGGAAAGGCTACTCGCAGGGTAAGAAGTTCGATTGCGACGAGTTCCCTTTCGCCTCGACCTATGAAGGTGCCGCTCAGCGGGATTACGACAATAGTGTCATGGAGAACAATTTCTCTGTCTCGCCTATTCCTTCGAAGGAAAATCAGGCCGGTGGAAGCCTCTTGCTGAGCTTCTACGCGAAATACCGGATACTGAATGGCTTGGACGACGCCTTCGTAGTCAGAATCAACTAAGCGGGGAAGGGGCGGCTGGAGGCCGCCCCTTCCTTGTCAGTTCTTCTGCCAGAACTGGATGAGGTACTGCTCGATTCCGTCGGCGTCCTCACCCAGCTCGGTCAGATCGGACACAAGACGACGACCTGAGGAGGACACCCGCACCTGCCACGTCCCGCCGGTGCCGAGGGCGACCTCGTTCTCTGACCTTCCCATATCCCAAAAGGCAAGGTCGCCGCTGGTCGTTGTGAGGGTGGTCTCCTCCATCACGTCCCAGGTGCCGGCATCCTCCGGCGGTGCGCCGCCCCACACTTCGACGGTGGCCTTCGCGGTGTGGGTATGCCCGGCGCTGCGGAAGTCGATGCGGCCGGGCCATGACTTCACGAGCCATCCGTCGTCGAGGTCCATTTCGTCCGGGTAAGGCACGGGGAGATCTGCGTCGTCGGACTCCTGTAGACCGAAGTGATAGAAGTTGACGGATACCTCGAACTCCTGGCGCGACAGCATTTGCGTCATAACGCCCGCCCCCTCGATGGGATGAGTAGCGAAACGGCGATGATGGTACTGCTGTGCGGACGGTGATTGGGTGGAACGCAGGAACGTCGACGTGGTCGACGACGGCGTGCCGGAGTGGACCCGGTGCCGGACGACGGTGACGCTGGCCCCGGAGTGATCGCCTTGCTGTGCGGGCAGGGTGCCGTGTGCTAGCTCTCGGCCGCTCGCATCAGCACCGTTTCATGTCGGGGAGCCGCCTGCGGCCGGGGCGCAGCAGTCGGTTCTGAGCGGTGGTGGCGAGCACCGCCTCGTCGGGCGTCAGCGGGACGTGGGTAGTGGAGTGGCGGTGGGAGTCCTGGAGGGGGTAGCCCGACAGGAGGGCCCACCGCAGTGCGTGTGAGGGGTCGTTGGTCTCGCTGATGATCTGGAGCGTCTGTTCGATGACGTGAACGGCCAGCGTCTGGTCCGGCTGGGGCACGCGGGTGCGCAGTCCGCCGGTGGTGGCGGGAATGTCGGGGCGGGCGAGGGTCCAGCCGTACGGCGGCGGGGGCAGGGGCGCCGGCGGGACCAGCGCCAGGTCTGGGCCCCAGGAAGCCTCTGGGTTGGCCAGGTCCCACTGCTCGGCTCGCACAGCCTCGGCGCGGTGGACGATCGTCTCGGCCAGGGCCCCGTACCGCCTGATCCGCTCCGGCAGCGTCACGGTGACGAGGTCCGACGCGTCGGCCCGCTCCGCGAGTGCGTTCATCACCGCCGGCGGGATCAGCACCTGGTGGGCGGCCTCCCGGATCAGATGGAAGATCGCCTCCACGTACCCGGGCTTCTCGACGTCGCCCCTGGTCAGTTCGTGTAGCTCCTGCGCGGCCCAGCGTGCCGCCCTCTGCGCTTCGGCCAGCCGGTGCTCCATGGCGTCCATGCTGATCAGCGGTGCCCAGGGGGCGATCGCGTCGGCGGCCTCCCGCGCCCACCGCTGTGCGTCGCTCTCCTCGGTGGGCATCTGGAGCGAGGCTACGTGGAAGCCGCCATGGCGCAAGGCCAGCCACGGACGGCTCTGGCGCTCGTCGCGGTCCGTGAGGTGAAGGACTACGTCGTGCTCCAGCTGCCACACGTGTGGCAGCTCCGGCAGTTCGTCCGCCTGCTTGATCACCAGCTGCGCGATGCTCGGCGGTGGGGTGAGCGCGGCGAGTGCCTTCTCGTGGCCCTCCGCCGCCATGTCCCCCTTGCGGGGCTGGGGGGCGTTCGTCATCGCATGCACTCCCTGATCGTGGTGGAGCGCGCCCGCGGCGTGCGGAGCGCACATCCCCGCGCTGCGGGGAAGGGGGGAGGGCGCCCGGATCGAGGCCGAGGCCGCGTATCAGGCGCACTTGCAACACGCCCCCGAGCTACGCGTTCCGCCCGAGCCCCCGGCGCCAGGGCCCGGTCATCAGCTCGTACTGCTGGATGGAGAGGCGGTCACGGACGGCTTCTGCTACGGCGGCCTCGCTCGCGACGTGAGCCGATACCTCCCACGCTCGCTCCAGCTCCAGGTCGTCGCCCGGGGAGAAGGGCGTCGAGGTCGGGAGTTCGCGGAAAACCGCCGTCATTGCAAGCTTGGATGCCACCCTGCGGGCGTCGTAGCGCCAACTGACCCAGGCAGCCTCGTCCGGTCCGTCGTCGACCTGCCGCGGTGACTGGTCGTCCCCCCACAGCTCGTGGGCCAGGTCGTGCATCGCGTGCATTTCGTCGGCAGTCAAAGTGCCGGCGCGCCGGATGATCGCTTCGACTTCCAGACCGCGGGGGCCCAGCACGGACCACCCGGGGAGTTCCTGGAGGATGACGAGCTTCTGAGCCCCCACCAGCGTGGACTTCTCGTCGACGGCGACCGGTCCGACGGGCTGTACCTGGAACAGGCGGCAGGGCCACATGACGTCTTCCAGGTCCTCGCTGGAAACGGGGTCCATCTGAAGTGCCTGGGCCGGTTCGGTGGACAGCCCGAAATAGGTCTCCGGATGGTCGAGGTCGATCCCGTGGGGCGTGCCGTCCATCGGGTGGGTGATGACCGTGCCGGGGGCGCCGGCGTAGGAGACCTGTCCGGAGTAGAAGTCGGTCCCATCTGCCCGTGTGGCCTTGAAGAAGCGGGTGTTCTCCGCGAATTCGACGACGGGGGCGTCTTCCTGTTCCGGCTCGTCCTCCGGAGGAGGGGCGAAGTCCGCTGCGCTCGCGGCGGAGACCAAGTACGTCAGCACGCTGCGCTTTTCTTCCGTCGCGAGGCGCTGAAGCCGCTGGTGAGCAGCACTGATCCGCCAGTTGATCAGGTCCGCTACCAAGAACCGAGCCGTTTCGACCGTTGCCAGGCCGAATTCCCCCTTCCTCTCGTACGGGGGCATGTTCGGCATCGGGCTGCCCCAGGAGTGCACGCGGTTCCCCGCCACCAGTGCGCGGGTGAGCAAGATAGCGGCCTCGAAGGTGGCGTTGGGGCCGAGGGCGAGGATGCCGCTTACCGCCTTCTCGACCTGCTCATCCGCGTCGATGGCTGCCCGTGAGACCCGAGCGTCCCGGACCAGCTCGCGGAGGGCGTGGTGCGTGTACTCCTGGCCCGGGGCGATCCGGCGGTCCAGGCGGGTGAGCAGGACGCGTAGCCGATCCGGCTCGGGCATGCGGAGCAGGAGGTCGTCGTCCTCGCGGTAGAGGTCGTGCGGGCGGCGGTCGTTCATCAGGTCCCCTCGTCGGTCGCGTGGTGATGCGGCGTATGGGCGCGTGGACGTGGCCCGTGCCGGGCGGGCCCGTCCCCGGCCACGCGGGGAACCCCGACGATGCGGGGAGCGGAGGAGTCGGCAACTCTCCGCCAGGCCAGGGTAGTGCGGTGGGCACTAGGCCAGGGCGTGAACGGCCCCCAGCAGGAGGACACCGCCCGAGGTCAAGGTGATGGCTCCCCGGATGCAGCGAAACTTCGTCCGGACGAGGCGCTGCAGCGTGCGGACTTCGTCCCAGCCGGGCGCGGTGACGCGCAGGGTGAGGTCGTGGTCGTCGAGGCGGTGCCAGGAGGGCCAGCCGGATCCGCGGAGGCGGGGCCGGACTCCGGCGAGGAGGGTGATGGTGGCGAGGAGCAGGGCGCTGGCGGCGAGGTGGTGGGCGAGGGCGGTCGGGCCGTGTCCGGGGGTCTGGCCGAGGAGGGCGTAGAGGCCGCTGCCGGTGAGGGCGCTGAGGAGGGTGGCGAGGGTGTCGGCGCGCTGGAGTTCGGCGCGGAGGGTGGCGGTGGCAGCGCGGACGGCGTCGGGCTGGGTGATGGGCACGGTTCTCCTTGGGGGTCGGGGCGGGCCCGCACCTGGGTTGGCGCGGGCCCGCCGGGTGCTAGGGCGGCGGTTCAGGCGGGTAGCTGTCCGGGGGCCACTGGTGTCCGTGGGCTCCGGTCAGTCGGCGGCGAGTTCGGTCTTCCAGCGCTCGACGGCTCGGATGGCGCCGCTTTCGGTCGTATAGGTTCCGACGCGCCAGCCGGTGACATAGAGGTCCCAGCGCACGCTCTTGCCATTGGTGGTGTGCTCGCGGAGCGTCATCTGTGGTGCTGGGTGGGTGTCGATGTGCATGGGTGGCCTCCTTGTCAGTCGCAGGCGGTGGACCGAGTAATGGACATGCGGCGGACGCACTGAGGGCCGGGCAGCTCGTCCCAGGGGTCGACGAGCAGGTACCGGGTGTCACTGGGGCTGATCCGGAAGCGGAGGCGGCAGGTGGCGCAGGGGCATGGGTGGGCGAGGTACAGGCCGTGAGCGCTGGGGATGCTGCCGTGGTAGAGGACGAGGTCGCCGGGCTCGATCAGGTCGAGGCTGCGGAACAGGGTGTCGCTCATGTCGTCTCCCTGGAGCGGGCGGCGGCCGGGTGCTCCGGCCGCCGGGCGAGCGTGGTTCAGGCGGCGGGCTGGTAGTCGGTGTCGTCGCGGTCGCGGGCCAGCTCCCGCCGGACGACCGCCGCGACGGTCGCGGCCGGGGCCTCGACGGCCGGGAGCGTGTCGGGGGGGCGGGGCACGGTGTAGCCGGTGCGGTGGACGGTGTAGGCGGCGATCCGGTCGAGGCGGAAGGTGCGCCGGTCCTGGGTCTCGCGGTCCATGGCGATGAGGGTGATGTGGCCCGCCTTGGTGGTGCGGGTTTCGTAGATCTCGATGGTGCGCACCGTCTCGACCAGGCGGCCCGTCTTCCGTCCGGTGGTGTCCTTCTCCTCCTTGAGGTAGGTGATGGTGACGGCGCGCTGGCGGTCGGCGGCCCGGGTGAGGTCGGCGAGGGTGGCAGTGACGGTCTGGCGGGCGGTGCGCTTCATCGTTCCCCCATCGGCTTTACATACCGCCTGGTCAGAGGTGGCTTGCCACCTCCAATATGACACACCCTTTGACGGGTGGCAAGCCACCTGAGAGGATCCGATCCATGGCCAATGCGCACAGGCACAAGCAGCGCGTCATCCGCGGCGCCGATGATCAGCTCTGGGAAGACCTCGACAAGGCGGCGAAAGCGGCCGGCACCGACCGCTCGGCGATCACCCGGCACTTGTGGGAGTGGTACGTCAGCCGGCCGGGCGCCACCCTGCCTGACCGGCCGGACGTCAAGACGTGGACGACGGCGGAACGATGACCGCGGACCTCGTGGCGTTCCTGGGCGCCCGCCTCGACGAAGACGAACGCGCTGCCCGTGCCGCGCTCGGTGCACCGTGGATTCGTCGGGAGGGCGTGGCCGGCGTCCACTCGGACGCCACCGACGACTACCCACACGGTGCGCCGATCGCTGACTGCCGCCGCATACCCGCCGATTACGAGCAGAGGGTCGCCGTCGCCGAGCACATCGTGCGCCACCAGCCAGCCCGTGTACTCGCCGAAGTCGCCGCGAAGCGGCAGCTGATCGACGACACATGGGGCGGTCCGGACCAGGAGGACGTGTGGCTGCACCACCTGCGGCTGCTCGCCCTGCCGTACGCCGATCACCCGGACTACCGCGGCGAGTGGCGGCCGTAGAGGCCGCCGACTCGCGTCCCAGTCGGGATCAGCGTCCGCGTCGGCCGGATACTCGGCCGGCTCGGTAGGCGGTCGTGGCAGCGCTGAGTCGCCGGTCGCGCTCCCGCTGGGCGATTTCAACCACGGTGCGTAGGGCGGCGCGGACTTCGTCGGCGGTCGCTGCGGGGCGTCCGGTCTCCTGCTCGTACTCGGTGAGCAGCGTCTCGACGGCCTCGGTGAGGTGGGCGCACGGCTCGGTGTCCGGCTGTGTCCGGACGGTGTCCGCCGAGGTCAGGGTGCTGTCGACCGGAGGCGTGTCCGTGTCGCTGGTGGCCGTGTCCGGGGCTGTCCGGGCGGTGTCCGGGCCGGTGTCCGTCCGAAGGAGCGCGTGCTCGATCTGCGTGATGGCTGCGGTGACGCGGGCGTGGAGCGGCGAGTACATCACCGTGGGCGAGCAGTGGAGCGCGGCGTTCATCTCGGCGTGCCGGGCGAGGTGGAGTTCGCAGGCGGCCAGGGATTCGCGGGCCTTGCGCAGCTCGCGGCGGAGATCGGTGATGCGGTCGTCGTTCATGGCATGTCCTTTGCGTTGGCGAGTTCGACGCGTGCTTCGTCGCGTTCTCGGCGGGCGGTGTGGAGTGCGGTCTGGAGGCCGCCGGCCTGCCGGCGCAGGGCAGCGAGGTCGGCGGTGAGCTGGTCGATGCCGACCCGGAGCAGTACCGCCTCGGGCTCGGTGAGCCGGCCACGGGCGGCGGCCCGGTCGATGACGGCGAGGAGCTGCTCGCGGGTCGGCCCGGTCACGGCGCGTCCTCGTCGACGCGGTCGGCGGGCCGGGGCACGAGGGCCAGGAGCACGATGGCGAGCTGCCCGACGCCGGCCGCGACAGTGGCGACGAGGGCCGGAGCCGTCATCGCTCCGGCTCCTCGACCACGGTGATGCGGGTGGTGGTGACCTCGTGCACGATGCGGTACTCGCCGCCGGGGTAGGGGTCGGTCTCGCGGAGCCAGTGGATCAGCCGACGGGCGGCGTCCTGGCTGCTGACTGGTGCGCCGGTGCCGCACCATCCGTACGGGGTGCGGCTCTGCACGCGCCATTGGTCCGCCGTGGTGGTCGGGGCGGTCACCGGGCGTCTCCGAGGATGTGCTGGGCCACCGCGACGGCCCACGGGTTGATGACGCCCTCGTCGTCGCCATCGGCGAGGTCGTCGAGCAGATCCGCGAGCGCGAGGTGGAGGCCGTCCGCGCGTGAGCGGATCTCGGCGGGGCTGGTGCGGATGAGGGCGGCGGCGGCCTGTAGTACGGCGGCCGGTGACGAAGCCTCGTCGGCGTCGCGTGTGGCGGCGCGGTCCAGGACGTAGCCGGTGCGACGGAGGCGGCCGGTGGGGGTGAGGGGGCTCCCGTAGAGGTAGCGCACGAGGACGGCGTCCACCGGCTCACCGGACTCATGGCACACCGCCTCGGCGCGCGCGGCGCCGGGCACATAGGCGGTGATGCGGATCCGTCCGCCACCGGGCACTCGGTAGACCTGCCCGGGGCGTACCGCGGCGTCGCTCAGGGCGGCCTGGCCCTGGCCCTCGCTGTGCTGCCGGGTGCCGTCGTGTGCCCTGTCGGTGGTGGCTCCGTCGTCAGCCGGGCGGCCTTGTTCGGGCGTCGAGGTGACCGTGGTGCGGTGCTCCAGCACGTACCCGGTGCGCCGCGGCTTTCCGTGGCGGGTGGTGCCGCTGGCGTGGAGCTGGCTGACCTGGATCCAGCGGGGGCGTTGGCCGGTGTCCGCGTCCACGATGTGCGCCGTGTCGTATCCGGGGGTGTAGCTCTCGATGCGGATGCGCCGGCCTGCGTCGAGGGGGTGGCAGGCGGTGTAGATCTGGCCGGCGCGGATGGTGTGGGTCATTGGTGTCTCCGGTCGGGCCCGGCCGCGCGCGGCGGCCGGGCGGTGGCGGGGCGGTCAGCGGGCCTCGGAGTCGTTGCCCTGGTCCTCGCAGCGGTGGTGGGATTCGAGGAGTGCCGTCGTCGACTGGCTCGAACTCCCAGGTCTTGTCGCAGTCGCCGCAGTATCCGTAGCCGTAGAAGCTCACGTCCGCTATCAGGACTCTTCTCGGTCCGATCGGCGGTCGTTGACCTCGTAGTCGCGCTTGACCTGGTAGCCGGCCGCGCGGTACTTGGCGAGCAGCTGGTCGACGTACCACCTGCCGGCGTCACCGGATTCGTGGTCGCCGCCGTCCACGCGGACGGTCTCGTCGTCGATCCACAGGTCGATGGTGATCTCGTCACCGTCGGGGTGGGCCAGGTGCCACTGGTGCTGGATGTGGGCGTCGTCGGTCATCGGGGCTCCAATCGACTGGAAGGGGTGCGTGTGGCTGGAAGAGGGCGCGGTGGGCTGTGGCCGTGCCGCTGGGAGGTGAGCGGCCGTCAGGCGCCCGCCCAGGGCCCTTCTCGGCCGTCTCAGCGGTCGCGACCGGATCGGCAGTACGGGCTGTGCTCGCGCCCGACGGTGATCAGCTCCAGCTCGCAGCACCAGACGTCGGCCTCCGGCGGCCGGCGGCGGTACAGGTTCGCGAGCCGGTCGGCGCGGGCGGCCACGCGGCGGTAGTCGTCGGCGGACTGGTGCGTCCGGTAGGCGACGGCGGCGAGCAGTACGGTCAGCGCGGCGAACGAGGCGGCGTGCCGCGGCTCGTCGGCGATGACGGCCTGGACGGTGGCGGCGGCGAGCGCTCCGGCTGCGAGGGCGGCTATCAGGGTGTCGGTGCGGCGGCGGTCCATTTGGTCCCCCTGGGCGTTGTCGGTCAGGTGGTGGGTGGGCGGAGGGCGTCGAGGGCGGCGCGCAGCACCGCGGGGCTCACGGTGTCGGTCCACGCGTCGAGTTCCTCGGTGACGAGGTGGACGAAGCGGCGGAGGCCGTTGAGTTCTCGGACGAGGTCGTCGAGCTGCTTGTCGTTGAGGTTGTCGACGCTGAGGCGGTCGGTCATCGGCGGAAGTCCTTCTGTGCGGTGGCGTGGATGGTGGGGCCGTCGGGGTGGGCGCGGAGGGCGTCGAGGAGGCAGTGGTGCCAGCGGCGGAAGTTCCGGTAGTCGCGGCGGAGGGCGTGCAGTTCGGCCCGTAGGAAGGCGATCTGGCCCGCTGCGCTGGGGCAGGTGCACTGGGCGTCGGGGTCGTGGGCGCGGGCGGCGCAGCCGGGGATGAGGTAGCGGCTGCCGTCGGGTTCCTCGTGCCAGTGGCAGGGGCGGGTCATGCGGCGCTCCGGGGCTGGCGGCGGCGGTCCGGGCCGTTGAAGGTGAGGACGGTGGAGGTTTCGGCGAGGCGGGAGGCGAGGCGTTCACCGAGGCGGCCGACGAGGTCCGGTCCGGCGGGCCGACCGTGCTCGTCGAGGCGCGCGCGGACGGGCAGGTTGGTGGTGACGATCAGCGGGAGGCACTGGTTGTACCGCTCGTTGATCAGCCTGTACGTGGCCTCCTCCGTCCACTCGGACAACTTCTCGGTGCCCAGGTCGTCCAGGAGCAGCAGCGGGACGGTGGCGAGGCGGCGGAGTTCGTACTCGGTGCCCTTGTCGGAGCCGCCGGGGCGCAGCCGCCCGTACATGTCCGGGGCGGTCGTGGCGAGGAACTGGTAGCGGTCCGGGCCGGCTTCGGCGATCTGCCGGAGGGCTCCGTACGCCTGGTGGGTCTTGCCGGTGCCGATGGCGCCGGTGAGGACGAGGAACCCGGCGTCGCGGATGTCGGCGGCGGCCCGCTGTGCCCAGGCGATGACGTCGGGGTGGGTGGCGGTGGCCTGCCGGTACCGGTAGGGGGTGGCGGCCTCCCAGCGGGCGAGGGCGACGGTGGCGCGCTGGCGGTGGTGGTAGTCGGGGTGGCCGGGGTCGTCGGGGGTCAGGGTGGTGTCGGTGGGGCCGGGGGTGATGTCGGTGAGGCCGCGGGCGGCGAGGATCGACCGGAAGCGGTCGAGGAGTGCGGTTCCCCCGAGGGGGCGCGGGTCGGTCATCAGAACCCCAGGTCGTTCTCGTAGGCGGACGGGGGTGGGCACTGGAAGGGCTGGTAGTCACCGGAGACGGCGCGGAGCCGGGGGCGGGCGGGGCGCTCGGCGGCGTACTTGGCCGAGCGGCGGACCCACTTCTGCCACTCGGCGGGCCAGTTGGCCCGGCGCTGGCCGTTGGCGCGGAAGTGATCAAGGAACTGGGCGGTCTCGTGATCGAGGTCGAGGACGGGACCGAAGGTGGCGAGCGCCCAGCGGCGCATGCCGTCGGTCAGCGCGAACCCGTCGTCGTCGATGGGGGCTGTCGGCGGGGCCGTCCGGGGTGGGTCACTGTAGGCACCCACCTCCACCCCATGGGTTCCTGGTGGTTCTACTGATGGTTCATTGATGGTTCGGGCGGCGTTGAGTGCGTGACGTCCGGACGCAGAGTGCGTGACGTCACGCACTTCGGATGCGTGACGGCCGGATTTTGAGTGCGTGACATCGGGTTCGGTCACGGATTCTGCGTGCGTGACCGTCACGTCGTCAGAGTGCGTGACACGCTTCGCGCGGGACCGCCGCTTCCGCTCGGCCGCCGCCGCGCGCTCCGCCTCCTCCTCAGCCTCCAACTCCGCCCAGTCCGACGCCGGACGACGCTTCCCCAGATGCAGCCGCCAGCAGGTGCAGCCACGCACGGAGCCCTCCGGCGAGATCAGGCCCGCGTCCTCCAGGCGCCGCAGCGCGCGCTGGACGGTGCGCCGGTCGTAGCCGGTGCGGTACTGAAGGCGGAGCAGGGAGGGGTGGGCACCCGAGCCGTCCTTGTGGGCGTGCTCGGCCAGCGCCTGGAGCACGTGGCGCGCCGTGGTGTCCGGCTTGCCTTTCTCCGTGCGCGGCATGGGCGCGTCGTCCATGGCCCAGGTCACTGCCTCGTGGCTCACGTGCTCTCTCCTCGCCGATGGTGCTGGTCAGGGGCGTGCAGGCGAGGCATCAAGGGGGTGCGCGCCCCTCGATGACTTCGTAGCTATCATAGCTAAGAAAGCGACTTTGCTGTGTTGGGTTTCTCGGCGAATCCGCTACGCTGCCCCCATGTCCACCCGCATCGAGCACCGCGCCAAGATCGCCGAAGCGCGAAACGTCCTCGGCGAAGTCATCTCCCGCGCCCGCTACGCCGGCGAGACGACCGTGCTCGTCAACCGCGGCAAGGAAGCTGCCGTGATCGTGCCGTTCGACTTCTACGAACGGGCCTGCGCAGCCCTCGGCGAGCAGCGCGTGCCGGCAGAGTCTCCCGAAGGCGCCGGGGCCTGACGCCGCGGTCCCCGGGATAGGCGAGATCTTGTAGTCGGTGACCTTGATGAAGTCGTCGGCGCGGCCGATGTAGGCGATGCGGCCGGCCGGCAGGACGGGGGACTGACCCAGGGCGGCGGTCATCGGCCGCCGGCCGTGGCCCGGCCGATCGCGTCCAGCTCCAGCGCCGTCTGCACCCCCGCCTGAGCCTCCGCCAACCGGTACAGCACCCGCGCCACATGACCCGCCAGCACGGGAAGCGCGTGCTCGTGCACGTCGAACCGGGAGCCGACCGGCCAGAAGAGGTCGCGGTGCTCCTTGCGCGGCGTTCCGGTGAGCTTGAGGACGCCCGCGTCCGTGAGCCGCTGCCGCAGCTCCAGCACGTCCCCGACCGGCAGGCCGTACCGCTGCCGCAGGTGCGCCGCCGCGGCCTCCCACGTCAACACGCGTGGCTCAACGACCGCCACCAACGGGACCGTCTCGTACCGGCCGTGCGCCCGCAGCGACGGCAGCACCTCGTGGAAGATCCACCGCTGGAACCGGTCGACGCGCTCGCGGACGACCGGGTCCTTGACCCGGCCGGTCTTCCGCTGGCCGATCACCCGGTAGAACCCCGGCTCGGTCAGGTGCCAGACGCGCTGTTCGCCGCCAGGGGTAGGCACTGACGCCCACCCCTTCTCGTCGGTGGGGACCGCGCGGAGCATGTCCTTCGCCGACCCGTACGCCAGCCCGCGAGCGAGGCCGGCCGCGAGGACGATGAAGCTATCGCCGCGCGGCAGGACCTCGATATCGAACCCGTCGTCGCGGTGGGTGAAGCGTTCTATGTTCACGGCCGTCCTGCCTTCCACGTGCCGGTGTTACGAGCGCCCGAATCGGGAGTCGAACCCGAGGGCCGCCCGAGGGGCGGGGCGGCCCGCCCCCTGTGTGCGGTCCGGGCTGGTGCGCCCCAGCCGGGGCGCGGGTAGAGCGTCAGCTGAGGTCGGGGATGACCAGCCAGCCGGGTTGGAAGCCCGTGTGGACGCCGAGCCGGGCGGCGGCTTCGGCCAGCGCGGTGTCCCACGCCTTGATCTCGGGGGCCTGGAACGCCTCGGGCTTGACCTTGCGGTGGTCGCCGAGCCGGACCTCAGTGCACTGGGTGACAAGGAACGTGTGATCACGGTCGTAATCACCGGCGTGGAGGTAGCTGACGGGACTATCAGCGAGTGCGGCTTCAAGGCGGTCGGGGCTCGTGTCCGGAATCTCGAAGCCGTAGGCGAAGTAGGTGGAGTGGTACATGCCCACGGTGTTCTCCTCGGGGTGGGTTGGTGCGCCCGGGGCGGGGGTGTGCGGTCGCCCCGCCCCGGGACTGGAGGGGTCAGGCGGCGGCCTGCTCCCCGCGCGCTCGCTGGCGCTGGCGGAGCCGGTACCGCTCGACGGGCGTGTAGCCGCCCCGGACGCCGTGTCTGAGGGCCACGAATACGCCGCCCTCTTCCCGGAGCGCCGCCGCGAGGCAGGCGAGCCGGACCGGACAAGCGGACTGGAAGCAGAACGCCTTGGCGGCGGCCAAGGCGGCGGCGTCCCGCGGCTTCGGGAAGAACACGTCGAGCTCCTGGCCCTGACAGGCCGCCTTGTCCTGCCACCGGGCCGGGGCCGGCAGCGTGTCCGGGGCGTAGTGCGAGGCGGTCACGCGGCCACCTCCTCGCCGAGCACAGCCTCCGCGACCATCGCCCACAGATCTCGGGCCGCCGGCGGCGTCACCGCGTTCCCGGCCATCCGCACGCGCTCCCGCTTCGTCCCCATCCAGATGTAGTCGCCCGGGAACTCCATCGCGGCGGCGTACTCCTGCGGCTCCAGCATGCGGAAGCGCAGGTCCTCGACGGAGGCGACGGTGGCGCCCTTCAGCAGAGCGTGCCGGTCGACCGTGGTGACGGTGGGGATCGGCTCGCTCGCTGGCCGGGCGGAGCCGTTGCCGTAGTACGGCACGACCAGGTCCGGGACGGTGAGCCCGTGATGGTTGCCGCTCGCGCACACCGTGGCGAGCGGGTCGGTCACCGGCCGGTGCGTCGACCCGCCGCCCCGCAGCTCGACGACAAACGGCGGCACCGCCAGGCCGGTCTCGTTGCGGGCGGTGCAGGTGCGCATCGGCACTCCGGCCGGGCGGGCGGCCTTCCCGCCCCGGCCCTCGACCGGGACCAGGAGCGGCGTCCCGTACGCGGCGAAGCCGTCGCGCACCCGCTTCATGGTCTTCTCCGCCAGGGGCCGCAGCCGGTCGCCGATGCGCACCGCCGGGAGCGTCCAGTCGATGGCGTCCGCCGCAGGCCGCACCGCCGGGGTCACCTCGGCGTGGCAGCGGGCGGTCGGGCAGCTCCATACGTACTGGGAGCGGTACTTGCCGTACCGGCGGGCCGGGTTCTTCCACGCCTGGACCGCTCGCACCTGTCGGTCGCAGCCGGAGCAGTAGGCCGCGGGCCGCAGGTACTTGTCGAAGTCCGGGTCCCGCTCGCCCTCCAGCCAGAAGACCACGTACAGGCGGTCGCGGGACTGCGGCGCCCCCGGTCCCAGCACCTGGGCGTGCATGCTGTTCAAGCAGACGGTCCGCGACCGGTAGCCGAGGGCGTGCATGGCCGAGATCCACGCCGGCCAGAGGATCCAGTCGCGGGCGTCGACCACGTTCTCGACGATGACCGCCCGGTAGCGGTGGTACTCGGCGAAGCGGACGACGTCCCACATGGTCGCCCGGGACCGTTCGGCGGCCTCGTCGGGCAGGGTCTCGCCGAACAGGTCCGGGGTGGCGTCGCGGTGGCGGCGGGCGCCCTTGGCGATGGAGTGGTTGGTGCAGCTCGGGCTGAACCAGGCGAACGTCGTCGTCGGGTAGCGGCGCGGGTCGACCTGCGAGATGTCCGCGCAAACGTGATCGGTTTCGGGGTGGTTGGCGTTGTGGACGTCGACCGCGAGCCGCCAGTGATTCAGCGCGGTACGGACGGTGCCGCCCGCCTGCCGGATCCCGGTTGACGAGCCCCCGGCGCCCGCGAAGCCGTCGGTGCAGTCGCCCGCGAGCGTGCGGCGGTTGAAGAGTGTGGACATCACGCGGCCTCCGCGTTGAGCTGGGGCCACTGGCAGCCGGCCAGGGCGCGCGAGTTGACTTCCGGGACGGGGGCGAGCGGGTGGCCGAGCCAGTCGTAGGCGGCGGCCATCACGCCGTACGCGTCGGCCTCGTCGTAGCGGGCCGCGCCCTCCGTGTGGATCCCGTACCGGTCCGCGACCGCGGACCGGACCTCGCCCTTCGTCGCCCGCCCGTACCCGGCCGTGTACAGCTTCAGCGAGGCGGGCGGGACGATGGCGTACGGGATGCGGTGCTTGTAGCAGTACTGGCGCACCAGCATCCGGAGGCCGGCGAGTTCTTCGTGCCCAGGAAGCGCGCCGTGCCCGTAGGACGGGCCTTCGAGGGCCACCAGGTCGGCGTGCCGGATGAAGCCGACGATGGCGGTCTCGATGTAGGCGAGGCGGGCGTCGCCGACGGTGCGGGTGCGGATGCGGTCGGTCCAGCCGTCCCCGGCGACGCCGGTGCAGCGCAGCGACAGGTCGAGGCCGATGACGAGGGGGCGGGTGCCCGCCCCGGCCGAAGCCGGGGCGGGCACCACACGGGCGGTCATCGTCGTCCCCGATCTGCCAGCCGCAGCAGACCGGCGGTGATCGGCAGGGCGGGCCAGAGCACGGCGACCACGGCGAGCAGGAGACAGGCCCGGACCGGGTCGGTGACGAACGCGGCGTCGACTGAGGGTTCCGCCCGGCGGGCGGCGGGCACCGTCGCGACGATGAGGACGGTGCCCACAGCCCAGATGATCAGGACCGTGCCGGTGACGGCGGTGGTAGTCGTCATGACGCCTCCCCACCCGGCACGGCGCCGGTGGCCCGGTGCCGGCCCGGCCGCCGCAGCACCCGGACGGCCCGGAGCACCGCGACGGCCAGGAGCGCGACCAGGCAGGCGGCGGCCAGCAGCCACGCCACCGCGCCCGTCAGGACCAGCACGAGCAGGACCGGGGTGGAGGTCACCGGGCCACCCCCTCGGCAGCGGGACGGCGGTGGCCGCAGCCGACGCACCGGACGGTGTTCGCCTCGTCGTCGGCCTCGTGCGGGACGTGCGAGCGGCGACAGCCCGGGCAGTCCTCCCAGGCCACCCGGAAGACGTCCGCCTGGTCGAAGCCGGCGTACGGCGGCGCGGGGGCGAGCCGGGCCCGGTGCCAACGGGCCCCCAGGGCGGCCAGACGGCCCTCGACCGCCCACCACGCCGCCCCCAGTCCGGCCAGCGCCACGGCGGCCAGCAGGACGGCGTTCACGACGCCACCCCCGGCTCCCGCTCCCGCTGGAACCGCTCGGCGGCCACCCGGAGCCTGTGCAGCGTCCGCCACCGGCCGCGCAGCCGCGCGACCGTGTCCTCGTACCGTCGTCGACTCACCGGCATGACTCCCCCTCCTCAGCGGCGGCGTCCTCGACGAGCTCCGCCTCGACCGCCCCGTCCTCGTCCAACTCCGGGCCCGCCGTCCGACCGGCCGCATCAGCGGCCTCGGCGTTCTTCCGGGCCGCGATCTCCATCAGCGCCTTCGACAGCTCGTCCTTGCCGTCGCCGCGCACGTGTCCGGCGTCCCGCGCCGCCCGCCACACGTCCCGCACGTCGTCCGACGTCAGCGCGCCCTCCGCGTCGGCGAGGTAGTCCGGCCGGGCCGCCTCGATCGCCAGCGGCCCGGAGGCGCCCGACGGGTCCAGGGCGACGGCCGTCGGAAGCGGGCCGGTCAGCGCCTGCCGGGGCGTGATGCCCCGGATCTCCACCACGACGACCGGGAAGTGCTTCGTCAGACCGGCGGCAACCCGGCTGCGGGGCTCGATCCGCAGCGATACCGGGACCAGCCCCTTGCCGCCGGTGCCCGACAAGACCATGTCCACGGTCCCCGACCACTCGTTCGCGGCGTAGAAGCTGTGCGTTTCCGCCCGCCACACGCCGACGTCCGGCATGTCGGGGAGGATCACGTTCATGCGGGACGTCGTGGCGCAGACCTGGTCCTTGCGCCGGGAGTCGAGCCGGAGGAGGTGCCAGTCCTCGCCGTGCTCGGCCGAGCACAGGCATGGGCGCCGGGTGAGCTGTTCGGTCTGCCCGTCGCAGCGGCGCAGGCAACCGCCCTTGTTCCACATCTCGTTGTACTGGGACAGCGGATCGCCCTGGGGCAGGAGAGCATCAATGCGCTCCGCCTCGGTGATCACGCGGAACTGCGGTGCGCCGGCGCCCTGCGGCTGCCACTTCTCGATCTTGCCGCCCCACAGCTCGGCGGCGGCCTGCACGTAGTGCTCGGCGTGCGAGGTCACCACCCACGTACGGGACTTCACGGGCCGCGGGCGCTTCTTCGGGTCCGGGTTCGGAACGCTCCATCCGGTGCGGAGGCGGCCGAGTTCGCGCGCCTGCCGCTGAAGGGTATGGATGCGGGAGCCCATGTCAGGCTGCCTTTCGCGTCGTCCGCGCGCCGGCCGTCGGCGGCAGGAGCGCGGGGTAGGAACGGTCAGTGGCGTGCAGCCACCTCGTCGTCTCCAGAGCGCCCCGGAAGGCGCGGTGGGCGGCCCGGCCGGCGGGCATCGGCACCAAGGCATGCGACCGACTACGAAGGTTGAGGACGCCGGTGCGCTCGATGCGGGGCACCGGGCCGTCGGAGTCGTCCGGCAGCAGCACCGCCTCGGCGTAGCGCAGCGCGGCGAGCTGGAGCGCGTTCTCGGGGTACACCGACGACGCGGGCCGGGTGGCGGACGTCTTGTAGTCGATCAGCCACAGCTCCCGGCGCCGGCGCGGGCCGGTCGGCAGCCACAGCATGCAGTCCGCCGTGCCCGCGTAGCCGAGCCGCCGGTGCACCACCGTGATCTCCGCCGCGACGATGTCCAGGTCCAGGTCCACGCCCCAGCGCTGCCAGAACAGCGAGAGCTGCCGGGCGTACGGGTCGACCTCCGGGTCGTCCGAAAACGGCGCCTGGAGCGCCATCTTCTCCGCGCGGTCGTGAACCCGGGTGCCCAGGTCGGCTGCCCGGTCCCAGGCATCGACGTGGACGCGCTTGATCTCCCGGAGCAACTGCTTGCGGTCCTTGACCGCCCGACGGGCGACCTCGATCCGCCGGTCCACACAGTGCTCCGCCGTCAGCTTCACCGCTGCCGGCACGAGCGCGTGCTTGGCAACGGCCGTCCCGAGGACGTTGGTGACGGAGACGAGGTCCGGGCCCCCGGCGGGGTCGGTGTAGTACCGACCCCGCTCGGTGTCCCGGGCATGCCTGGGACTGGTCACTGGTCACCGTCCTGCGCGCCGACGCCCATCGCCCGGTACCAGGCGGTGAACTCGACCGAGGACATCCCCGACTCCAGGTCGTCCACGGCAGCCTGCATAGCCGTCGCAGCGGTCAGCGCCAGCGTCGCGTGGGCCTGAGCCAGCGCGGCCAGTACCGCCGCGTCCGAACTGTCCGTGTGCCGCATGGTCTGAGCGGCCAGCCGCTCTGCCTGCTGGTAGTGCTCCGGCCCGGTCACAGGGTCTCCTCCTTCGTATTGATCGACCGGACGTCGGCGAGCGCCTGGCCGTACCGGGCGCACCAGCCGGGGCAGTACCAGCGCGCCGGTTCCCGCGATCCCCGGACCGCGACCCGCGCCATCCCTGGGCGTTCGCTGCCCTTCGGCGCCAGGTCGCCGCACCCCGGCGTCGTGCACGCGCCCGGCTTCGGGGAGTCCGTCGGCGGCCGGGAGGCGCCGGTCCGGCCCCCGTTCCACACCAGAACCGTTTTGCGGGCCATCACGCCTTCACCACCTGCTTCGCGAGCGTGTAGAAGCGCCGGTCCGGGTCGTCGCTGCGCCGTACCACCAGCCCTGCCCGAGCGAGGAGTTCGAGGTCCCGGCGGGCCGTCGCCTTCTTCGGGGCGGCGTGACCGTGGCGGCGATGCGCCGCCAGGACGCGGTGCGTCGTCCAGGCACCGCCCTGCCGCTGGACCGCCGCCCACAGGTCGGCGACGCGCGGGCAGAACGGCGGCGTGCTACTGGTCACGCGGACCACCGCCCTCCGGGTCGCCCACGTACCGGACGTACAGCCGCACGCCAGCGGAGACGGGATGGACCTTCGCCTCGTAGGATCCGGCCGGCCCGTACGCCCGGATCCTGGCGACCTGCACCTGGTATGCGATGTCCGAGGCGGATTCCAGGCTGGTGAACAGGCCGACCATCCGCCACTGGCGCGGGATTGTCCGCAGTCTCTTCGCGGCCTTCACGTGGTCGCAGCGCTTCCGCTTGGGCGGGGTGAGGCTGTGCTCCCGCGCGACCTCGTCCTGGAACCGGTTCACGAGGTCCGCCGCGTCCAGCGGCGGCATCCCGGCGGCGACCAGCGCGGTGTAGACCGTCCGCCGGGCCGTCGGCTGCTCGTCGGAGTCGGGGCCGGGACGGGTGATCTCGCCCTCTCGGGTGACCTCCCCGCCCCGGGGCTCAAAGGCGGCGCTCACGCGGCGGCCCCCCTCTCGGTACGCTGCTGCGGAATCGACACCACCGGCGCCGCCGCGCGGAGTTGATCAGCGAGACGGTCAACCGCCTGGCCGTACACGGGGATCTCGTAGCCGACCGCCGCCGCCAGCCGCTCAACCAGCAGCTCCTCCGGGGCGTGCCCGTCGTACTCCCCGGCGGACGCCCGGTCCTGCGCGATCTCCGTCAGCTCGTCCAGGAACTCGTCGGCGAGCGTCGTGATCACGAATTCGAGGTAGTGCTCCAGGTCCAGCAGCACCCCGCCCGGGGTCCGAGTGACGTGGATCCGCATCGGGCCGGTGACCGCCGGGGCGGCGTGGCGGCCGAGGAGACGGTTGAGAAGGCGACGGATCACCGGGTCACCTTCCGCACCTCGACCGGCACCGCCGGGTCCGCCCAGTCGTGCTGCTGTGCGGCCAACAACCCTTCCATGAGCGCGGGGTCGTGCAGGTCCGCCGGGATGCTCACCGACACCTCGACGTGCACGTTCGGCCACGGGATGGAGATCAGGTACGAGCGCAGGTGGTCCCCGTTGTGCTCGTACGTGAAGCCCGGCCGGGCCACGCCGCCCAGCGCGCTCACGTAGGCGTGGACGGCGTCGAAGTTGCCGACCTCGGGGCCGTACACGTGCCCGCGAAGGCGGTCCCGGTCCACCGACCAGATGGTCAGTGGCAGGTCGGGATAGTCGTCGGACAGTTGAGCCAGGGCGTGGGCCGCTCTGGACTGCGGGTTAGGCTGTGTGCTCACGGTGGAGCCTCCTTGGAATCGGAGAGGTGAAGCCGAGGGGTCGCTCCGCTGCTTGGCCGTTGCGGAGCGGCCCCAATTCATTGGGATGAGGCGGCCTTTCGCAGGGACTCCCATGCCGCTGTGCTGATCCGAGCGCCGAGTTGATCCGGCTCGGCCGCCCGAACGGTGGCGTCGATCACCGCCTGAAGGCGGGCGGCGCGCTCGCGTTCGGCCCGCACGATCTCCCGTGCCTGTTCCACCAGGGCGATCAGGTCGCGGCCGGCTTGACCACTTTGAGTGGTCACTTCGGGCATGCGAGGCCCCCTTCGGTCAGTACTCGGAAAGGGCCGCCGAGCGCTGGCGCTCGATCCATTCGAGGTAGGACTCGATCGGGTAGCGAATGTGGCCGTTCTCCAGTTTCAGCCAGTCGGGGCCCTTTCTGCGGTACCTCCACTGGCCCAAGGTCCCCGTGGGAACCTTGATCAGTTTCGAAAGTTCCTTCGGCGTCATCATGACGGCGTTCTTCAGGTCGTCCGTGACCTGCGCGGCTATTGCCGCACGGTCCGACTGACCACTTTTGGTGGTCACCATGGGCATGGCTCTCCCCTGAGATCTGGGGGGCTTCCGGTCTGGCCGGTTGCCCCCTTGCCTCCTCTAGCTAACCACTGCCAAGGTCTGCTGACAACTAAAAGTTGTCACGCGTTTCGATCTGTTACGCGCTCTGCGGGCCTAGGGGGCTCTTCGATGTCATCGACAGCATTCCGAGACGTTACGATCATCGCCCGGGTGTCATGATGCAGGGAGCCAGTGTGGGACATCTGTCGCGACTCCTGGAGGAGGAGCTGCAGAAGCGAAGGATCACCGAGCGCCAAGCCGCTGAACGCAGCGGCATGCCGTTCGAGTCCTTCCGGAAGATCCTCCGCGGCAGGACCGGCCGGCCGCGCGACAGGTCGCTGCGCCAGATCTCGGACGGTCTTGGCGTCCCCTTCGCGGTGCTGGCGCGCGAGCGGGCCCGGGATGCGGGCGAACCGCTCATTGACGACATCAGCACCACGCGTGCGCTCGATATCGCCATCGCCAGAGTCGGTGACCTCCGTCCGGAGGAAGTCCCTGGTGTGCGGGCTCGCTTGGAGGAGCTGCTGCGCGCCATGCAGCAGGAGGAGCGCGACGAGGTGGACGAGACCGGATGATTACCTTCCGGTAGAAAGTTCAACCGTCATATTCCTGTTCAGCCCTGTCATCCGTCGCGCTTTGGCGCGATACTGTCGCTCCTTGCACATGAGGTATCACTCCCTAGGCGAGTGATGCAGTGAGGTGCCGCCTATGCCTGCGCGTCGGGTCATCTGGGAAGACCTGCACCCGAGCATCGATGGAGCGATCATCCGTGATCGCGAAACCGGCGACTGGCTGATCATCGCGCCGACCGAGATACGCGACCTCGAACACCGCCGAGCCGTGGTCAACGCCCTCTTGGCCCAGCTCGATCAATGGGACGAGGAAGAAGCCAGGGCGCTCCGGCCCTATATTCACCGGCTGGCGGGATAAGGGATGGGATACGTACACGACCTCTGGCATAAAAAAGGCCCCGACGGCAAACCGGTTCCAAGCAGCCGCTACGGCAAGGGCAAGCGCTGGCAAGCCCGCTACGAAGACCCCGACGGCGAGCCCCTGACCAAGGTCTTCACCAAGAAGGTCGACGCCGAAAAGCACCTCGTGAAGCAGCAGGCGGCCGTACTGTCCGGCGACTGGCTCGACCCCGAGGCAGGCAAGGTCACCTTCAAGGACTTCGCCTTCGACACCTGGCTGCCGGCGCAGGCCATCATCGGGCGGACGGAGAAGGAGTACCGTGGCGTCCTGGACCGGTACATGGTGCCCGAGTGGGGTAAGCGGCAGATGCGCACCATCAAGCCCTCGCAGGCCGGCGCCTGGCAGGCACTCCTGACCAGCAAGTACGAGCTCGGTGGCAGCACGCCGCACCGGGTCGCCCGCTATGCTCGCTCGATCTTCCGGCTCGCCGTCGTCGACCGGGTGATACGCATCAGCCCCTTCGACGGAATTAAGGCGCCCACCCTCGTCGAGTCCACGGTCGACCCGCCCGACATCGCGGAAGTCCGGCAGATCATCGAACACGCATACAAAGACCTCTGGAGCGCTCTCTTCGAGGTCGACGCGCTCACCGGCCTGCGCTCTGGAGAGCTCCGCGGTATGCGCCTGGAGAAGATCGACTTCCTCCGCAAGCTCTATCGTGTCGACGAGCAGTTGGTGTACGAGGCCGGTCGGGGCCTGTACCTGGACAAGCTGAAGACGGGGTCCGGTAAACGCGTGCTCCCGCTCAACCAGCGAGCGGTCGACCTCCTTGCGGCCTACGTCGCGAAGAACCCGCCCCCCAAGAGCGGCGACTGGGAGGGGCTGATCTTCACGATGCCCGGCGGGAAGCCGATCGGCGAGAGCACGATCGACTGGGCGCTGAAGAACACCTGCCAGAAGGCGGGCCTGCGCGCCCGGCACATGCACGACTTCCGGCACCACTACGCTTCGGTCCTCATCGCCGGCGGAGAGAATCCGAAGGTGGTTCAGAAGCGCCTTGGTCACAAGGACGTCATGACGACGCTGAGGATCTACTCGCACCTCTTCGCCGAGGCCGAGGAGCAGACCCGCGATGTCCTCGACGCGGCCTGGGAGTTGGCGGGCGACAAGGGTCAGAAGCAGCTCTTGAAGATCACGTAA